CGGTCGTCGGAGAAGCCCCCGGTGCAGGAGAAATCGCAACAGGAGTTCCCTTCTCCGGAGTCTCCGGACAACTCCTCAACAACATCCTCAAGTACCACGGAATCAAACGAGAGGAGACCTATGTCACTAACGTCGTCCTATGTCGCCCCCCAGAAAATAGGACACCAACGGCGAAAGAGATTGGGGCCTGTCACAATCGTCTCATCCAGGAGCTTCGGAATACAGGAGCCAAGAGTGTTCTCGCGTTGGGAGCTACAGCTGCGCAGTCACTTCTTGCCTCACGGACTGCTATTAGTAAGCTACGGACTGAACCAGACTTGGCGTCGCCGTACCTTGGAGCTGGAGTTCATGTCATCCCTACATTCCATCCAGCAGCAGCGCTCCGGGCACCTGACTATTTCCCTTCCATCCTCAAAGATGTCGCAAAGGTCAATGCTGTACAAGTTGTATGGGAACACACTAAATACCAAGTGGTTGAAACCGAAGCGCTAGCCCGTGAGTACCTAAGGAAGCAAGCAGACCAAGCTGCAGGCAATGGTGGCATCATTACCTTCGACGCAGAGCTTGACATCGAAGCAATCAAAGGTGCAGTAGACCTAAAGAACCCAATCTGGCTATGTGCAGGTATCTCATCTCGTCCCGGAGCTGCCGTTGTTTACACCCCATCAGCACTGACTCCGAACTTCTGGGCTCAGCTGAATGACACGTTTGCGAAGGACACCCGTCTTCGCTGGACTTACCAGAACGGTAAGTTCGACATCCAGCCCCTGTGGGGGTCTAGTGTCACGAACGCCCGTGTTGACGAGGACACGATGCTCATGCACTACAGTACGGACGAGAGGAAGGGTACACACGACCTTGAACAGCTGGCCGTTGAGATCCTGGGAGCACCAGCATACAAGACTGACACTCGGAAGTATCTTCCTCGTACTGGTGCGTCTCTTCGCTATCTGCCTCCTGATATTCTGCATCAGTATAATGCTGCTGATGCCGACGTTACTCATCGTCTTGTTGCTCCTCTCAAGGTGGAGATGAAGTCAGACGGTGTCGAACGGCCTTACTACGAGCTTCTGATTCCAGGCAGTGATGTACTTGGAAGGGCAGAGTACCTTGGTACTAAGGTCGACCGAGACCGTCTAGATGAACTAGCCGACGAACTATATGAGGAGTTGTTGCCTAAGCGGAAAGAACTAGAACGGTGGGTGGCGAACCCGAACTCTCCGAAGCAGATCAAGGCAATGTTCGATGACACTTATGACATCGAGACGGAGAGTACAGACAAGGAACACCTACTGGCATTGAAGGAGAAGAACCGTGGAACAGAAATTGCCGAGTTCGTTGACAAACTTCTGGACTATCGTCAGCAAGCCAAGCTCCGTTCCACATACGTTGTCGGACTTGCTAGACGCTTGGTTCGAAGCCGAGTCCATACTACTTTCCTACTACATGGAACAGACACCGGCCGTCTTTCCTCCAGGAATCCAAATCTTCAAAACATTCCATCCGGATCAAAAATTCGTGACCTCTACATCGCTGGTCCGGACAACGTACTACTCAGTGCTGACTATAGTCAAATCGAGTTTCGTCTCGCCGCCATCCTATCTGGAGATGAATGGCTTCTTGACCAGTTTAGGCAAAACAGGTCGTTTCACACGGAAGTGGCCCACAGGTTCTTCGGAGAAGATTATACGGAACTACAGTATCTCCGGGCGAAGGCAGTCAACTTTGGCATCCTATACCTTAGAGGAGCTAAGTCCCTTGCGGATGAGCACAAGTTTCCGCTTGCAGAGGGCTATCGAATGATCCGAGAGTTCTACCATCAGATGCCGAAAGTGAAGGAGTACCAAGATGACATCCACCGCCAGATCCGACATAATGGATACCTTGAATCTTACTTCGGGCGCAAGCGGCGCTTCTGGCTCGTTACAAGAGAGAATTGGCATATGGTATCTAAGGAGGGAGTTGCGTTCCCTACACAGTCTGCAGCTTCTGATCTCAATCTCCAAAGTGCAATCCGTCTTGAACCTCTACTACGTGGTAAGGCAGCTCCGCTTATACCAGTACATGACTCTCTTGTCTTTGAAGCCAGACGACAGTACCTAGAAGAGGTAGCGTACACAGTCCGCGAGGTGATGGAAGACACGCCTGTCAAAGATATCTGTCCAACGCCGATTGAAATCAAAGTCGGACTCAAGTGGGGATCACACCGAGGGAAGTGTCCTGATAGAGTGTGCTACCACCTGAAGGAGTACAAAGGAGGTTTGTATGTCCCAGGTTCCTGAGAGGGGCGGGATGCCTACACCTCACCCACAGGGCGTTCCTATGGTGAACCCTCAGCCGTTACAGTTCCAGACAACAATTACTGGAGCACAGTTTCCAGTGGTCGAAAAGGGTGATGATGAGAACAAGCTGGTCCTGAAGGAGCACGTTGTCCTCTTCCACTCAACGCCAGCAGGAACAGCCATCATGGTTTGGGATATCCCAGCCGCAGAGAAGATCGCCAAGGATGTCTATGCAGCATGCCATCGAATGAAGTCAAACATCATCCTTCCTAATAGTCAAGACGCACGTGGCATAGCAGGAAAGGCACTCGAGGAATACGTCAAGGAACTGGACGAACAGGAAGAGGACGATGCCTAGAGGACAAGCTGCTGAGATAGGAACCGAGAAGGTGTCTCAGAACGGTTACGTGTACGTCAAGACCGAAGTCGGATGGAGACTCAAGCACCACCTCGTTGCCGAAGAAAAGTTGGGGCGCCCGATCGCTTCAGATGAACGCGTGTACTTTAGGGACAAGAATCGTCAGAACTTCAATCCGTCTAATATTGCCATCGAGTTCGTCCAGAAGAACCTTCCTTCCCTCAACTCTCTGAATAAGATCAAGAAGCGCCTGAACAAGATAGAGGAGCAGTACACAGAGGAATTGTCTCAAATACGAGGTGCCATCGAGGTCCTAGAGCAAGAGATTTCTAGCGAGGCTCTAGAGTGATCCTTTGCGATCTAACCTATGTCTGCGTTAGTCTAACCTATGGAGCATCGCTCTCGCAAGGGGTAATGGGGGTAAGGTCTAACAACGGTATAGCTTTGAGTCTAATAGGATTAGACTCGCAACAAAGCGCAACCAGAAAGGGGGTGAACTAGAGTGAATGTCTTCCTACTCCTGGCTCTCATCAGTGCTATCTTTGCCTTCATCACGGAGGTGTCTGACGAGAAGGAAATCCTTCTGTCAGTGGCAGGCTGGCTTATCCTTACGCTCGTCTTCTATCTTGCCTCACTTCTGTTTGGATTTGCCGTCGGGACGAAGCGACAGAACACTCCTTGATTTTGTCAAGTGGTTGCTATAGAATAGGAGAAAGGAGGTGAAACTCAATGGCCAAAGGAACCAAGACAAAGGGCACGAAGAAGCCGAAGCCTGTCAAGCGACCGAAGGGATACTAACATGCCAGCGCTTGCCACACCGTCTATCAAGGCCAAGCTGGAACGCATCGAGATGTTGGCAGCCGACAACTCACGAACGAACAGTATTCACTGGATGTGTACCAACTGCAAAGAGAAGATCTACCGTTCTGGACAAGGCGACAAGACGCCCGAAGACTACCTGTACTGTCCGTTCTGCGGAGCGAGGTTCGAGTGAACGCTCTTTTACTCACCGGTGATGATGACCGAAAGATCATTTTCAACTGGGACAACGTCGTCGCCATCGTAGCACAGTCTAATCGGTACTCTTCAACAACCGCATCTACAGTTCGAGTCCGTGACGGGTCGATCTATGATGTCAAGGAGAAGGTCGAAGACATCATGGAGTTCGTCAAGAGGGAGAGCATGTGATACCAGTCAAGACGAACGCTGAGATGGTGGCCGAATGGCATCGTGTCTTCAATGTTCCCATCCTCGACAAGCCCGACTTCCCAGATGAAGCACGAGTTGTTCTTCGCATCAACCTCGTTGCTGAGGAAGTGAGCGAACTCTTTGCCGCAGTGCGCAACAAGGACATCGTCGAGGTGGCAGATGCGCTTGCCGACTTGTTGTACGTCACTTACGGAATGGCACACGAGTTCGGGATCCCAATTGACGAAGTGTTCGAAGAGGTGCAGTCTTCGAACATGTCGAAGCTCGGCGGAGATGGCAAGCCCATCTACCGTGAGGACGGTAAGGTCCTCAAGGGTCCTAACTTCCGTCCACCAGAGATCGAAGGCGTCCTAGCACTGGGAAAGCTATGAACGGTTACGGCATCCCTGACTACGAGCCGGAACCAGAGTGGGGTCACTCGACTGCATTCCAGAGGTGGAGATGTCGACGCAAGGGTGGACACTTCGGACCGATTCAGAGATTTGTCCTCAGGGGTAATCTCGACATAGTCTCGCTCGTGTGTTCGAATCCGAAGTGCCGAGCATACCTTGGGACACCTCCTATGCACAGAGTGGACAAACCATTGGAGCCTCCTACATCAGCGGACTTTCCTCCACTAGAGCCTCCAAGTCCCGTGGAACCTACATGAGACTGCTGGCTTTGGATCCTGGTGCTACTACAGGGTGGGCTCTCTTTGTCAAGGGGGCTCCTACAGAGCGTTACCGCTCTGGGCAAGTAGGACAAGAGAAGGTCTGGCGTTTACTCGATACGGCTAAGATGGCAACTACGGAGGCAGGTGAGCTTGATACTGACGGCTATGTTGACCTAACAATCATCTGCGAGAGCTTTCAACATCGTCAACTACCGAAGGTCGATCTGTCCCCAGTCGAGGTGATCGGAGTTGTCAAGGAATGGGCTCAGCAGAACAACGTCGAGATTGTCTGGCAGACAGCAGCTCAAGGAAAGGCATTCTGGGACAACAACCGACTAGCTACACTCGACTTGCTGAGGAAGCCTCAGACGACCTGGCGACACGCAAACGATGCGATGCGCCACATACTATGGTATCTCGGCTTCGGCAAAGGCGTACGCATCGGTGAAGCCGAGAACATTATGCCAAAGAAGGGGGTGGTACCAGACCGAGACCGTCCGTAGTTGCCGTGGCCTCAAGTCGAGGTCCAACGACGAAGCGGGGGTGCGTAAATGCAACCGACCTTGCCAAGGTGGCTGCTTGTAGTATTGGCAGCCTTGCTACTAGGGTTCGCATTCGTAGCAGCAGCAAGCAATGCGAGTGCAGCACCAGTGAACAAGGAGCACAAGCAAGAATGCAGCTTCAACGGAATGAACGATCAAGTCGACTGGACGAACAGAGAAGAGTTCCGAACGGGATGGTGTGTAGTTCACAAGTGGTCCATCCCAGGAGGCTTTGCAAAACTAGACAGCGTCTTCACATGCGAGTCCGGATCAAGCTCATGGAACAGATGGGCATACAATCCAAACGGCCATGTTGGTCTTGGTCAGCACGATGAAGACTCATGGCCAGGCCGCGTTAGGACATACAGGCCATCGCATTGGGACCTGCAACCGAGCTGGAAGAACTCAAGAACACAAGTGGTCGTCACCGTGTTCATGGTTCGTGATCAGGGTTGGGGACCATGGAGTTGTGCCTAGGGAGGTGAAATGAAGACCTACCGTGCAGGACGTAGAGGAGCTGCGTTCTCCGAGTTTGGTCCCCTGAAGGAGGCCCGTGTCGACTTTGTCGATCGCATAAAGGCCAAGGGACCTTACAAGTGGAAAAAGAAGAACGCACCTTCGACCGAGTGGTCGCGAGAGATGGGCCAGCCATCTCTGATGCGGAACTTCGACAAGGAAGTTCCTATTCTAGGTGAGGACAATGCCTTCTGGTGTAAGGTTGAGTCCGGAGCGATCTTCGTTCTCGATGTGGGTGAAGCCCATCTAGTTATCCCACCACCCCCATCTGGCATCTCACAGTCGATCACCAAAGCACATCGACTGACCTTCAAAGAGGCAGAGCTAGCTCAGCTCGAGGACGGCATACCGCGTCGTATCATCACGATGGGGTACACTGTCTGCAAGTGGATCAACGGTATCCGAGGGGGTACGGCGTCACAGCACTGTCCAGGGCCTCCTACACCAGCTGGAGGCAATGCTATGGACTGGGTTGCGCAGAAGCAGACCAACAGTGGTTGGGTCGTTGATATCGATCTTACTGACCGCATCGTGCGCAAGCTGGGGAACAACGGATTCCCAGAGGTCCTATGGAGGGGAGTTTCGAACCACTATCCGAACCACGCACACACGTCAGGCAGCCCGAAGCGGAGTGGAACACCGAGCTGCCTATGAACCTCGAAGATTGGGACGGAGGGTGTTCGTGTCAGGACGACCCTGGATGGTGCTGGGGTTGCGGACACGATACTTCTCTGTGCCCTCCGTCCTGTCTTCGTGGGTACCACGGTTGGTGCGCACCCCAGAGAAACCAAAAGTATAGGGACCGGGCGAACTCCTGAGAGGGAAGGAGATACTTGCCGCCCGATCCCTATACGTCTATCCCGAGAACGTCTTCGTCCCGGCCGCTTCTGCCTCAGCACGCTTCTTGTAAGCCCCTGCACTGAGGTTGTCGAACAACTCGTGAGCAAATCCAGCTGCTCCTCCGGCAAGCACACCGGTGAGCACCTGCCCTGCAACGCCCGTCAAACGAGACGACTGCTCAGCTAATGCAGGCACCAATGCAAGGATCGCTGCGCTGAGGTCGATCTGCCAACCGACGCAGTAGATGATGCCGATCAGGAACGCTGCGACGTTCCAGGTCGCTGGCGGCAACGAGTCGTCTCTGTCAATCACGTTCCTAACCAGATCGACTGACTTCGTGACGACTGCTCCCAATGCGAGAACTGCAGCGAGCACTGCTGCGAAGTCCATGTTTCACCTCCTTCCTATAGCACACAAGGTGTAGGTGGAATCGATGGCGGTGGAACGCAAGGTGGGAACGGAACTGGTACCGTAATCAGAACTGTAACTGTCACAGTCGTCCCGGGAGGTGGAGGCGGAGTTGGTATCGGTACGTCTGGGATTAGTACGTCGGCAAGTGTCAGTGCACCGAAGAACTGATTCGACAGTGCCATCGCGGTGGCGATCGACCCTCCTCGATGGATCTGTTCGCAGCTCCTGAATCTATCTCCTACGTCACCGTAGCATTGGTCAAGACCTTTGCCTCCTTTGATAATATCACCAGGACGGTTATCGACTGTAAACAGATGATCGTTGCCAGCATGTCCAGCTAGTGTATCCTCTCCCTTCCCCCCGATCAGTGTATCTTTGCCTCCGTCACCACGGATGGTATCTCTAGCACCTCCACCAGCACTATAGTCACCCGATCCGCGAGTGCAGATAACATCAGGACGGTTACTACCAGGAAGGACATCGCGTTGGGGCGTACCATTGATTGTGCAGTTCGGTGCTAAGGGGGTCGGTGTAGCAGAACTCGTTACTGCGACCAAGCTGACAAGAAGCAATGACCCTACACCTAGTAGTATCAGATACCGTCGCATTCGGGTGGTACCTCCGGAATCACAATAGGTGGCAACGGTGCAACTGGCAACCCCAAGTCTCGGATGATCTGTTCAAGGTAGATCCTGTTCGCTGCTATCGCTTCCAGTTGATGTCTTTCTGTCCTAAGGACCGTACAGGATACTGCCAACTGACTTTCAGCAGACTCCTTGTTGAAAGTGTAAATGATAGTGACGGGTGCGAAGAATGCCCCGAACACCACGACAACTGTCAGAATGAGGACCCAGAGCCTTAGGCGACTAAGTCTTCCGTTCCCACTTACTTGGTTACCAGTACGAAGCCGGAAGAAACTAGGCTCGCTAAGACCGCTGACGTTAGCGTCCCAATCAAAAGGCGTCGGAGCCATTTGATCTCATCTCGTGTCTCCTGACGAAAGTCGATGAATGCTCGAACAAGTTCAGCGAGTGTGTAATCAGCACTGCTCATTAGCCCTCTTCTTGTTCCTCCTTGTCCTTCTTCTCTTTGATCTTGAGCTTCAGACGCTCTTTGTTCTGCTTCAGTTTTTCCTGCCGTTGCTTCTCTTTGTGCGCCCGTTTGGTAATCTCTTCAGCCATCTTGACTGGGTCGTCAGGACGATGTCCGACCTTCTTCTGATGCTCCTTGAAGAGCGCCTCCTTTGATACCTCTGGGTCGATCGAGACAATGTCACCACGGTTATCCGCTTCGATGTCGAGGTCGTGTTCGATTACCAGATCCTCTAGCTGTTCGATCACTCCATCAGGAATAGTTTCATCCTCAGGAATGTAGGCGATGCCGAAGTACCTCAGCGCCTCCCTCACTGGCATGAAGTCTGTCATCGCCCCTCCTATGTCTTGATAATGAAGTGAACCCGAAGATGTCCGTGCTGCTTGTGTCCGCTTGGTGCTCCGGACTCATCGATGGTAATGGGACTACCTCCAACGTCTGTAGTTCCGGCATCCCATGATGTACCATCGAATCTCGATCCACCTGTAAGCGAGTCTTGGTAGATAGATGCTCCGTCTCCATGCTCAACATGCTGGTCCTCATGCATAACGTGAGCTGTTTGTCCGAAGCCTCCTACAAATGGCGACCCAGAACTCCTACGCGAACCCTGGGTGACACCATGTGAGTGTTGGCCCCCGCTGTTAGTAAAGCCCGAGACATTGTGACCGTGGTTAGGACCAGCAGCAAGCTGCCCACCGGTCGTTTTAGCAGTTGTATTAGGGTTGCTGTCTGTATTGATGCTGAGGAAATGGTCATGAGGAGAAGCATTGCCTTGGCTATCTCCGCCACCATCGTCTGAATGGTCCTTTCGCCTCCTCTTGTGGTGGTGCTTATGTCGATGGTCCTTATGTGAACCGTGACCATCGACACGCTCACCTTCGACCTGGTTTTCGTTTTCCCCGGGGCTCTGACCAGTACCTACTCCCTTAGGATGACGACGACGGAAGTCAGGTACCTGGAAGGTTGCACCACTGCCTCCGTACGTATATCCGATCTCAGCGAACAAGGCTGGCTCTGCAGCTGTTGCTACCGACTGACCGTTAGCCCGGAGCCATCCTGACGGAGTATTAGGGCCTGCATGCTTCTTGATGGTACCAGGAGTGTCCGCATCGAACTCATCGCCCTCAACGCCATTCAGGAGCTGACCTGAAGCACTTGGCTGCCACGGGCCCCTGTCGCCCTCACCATCCACAGTCCTGAGTCTGATAAAATGGTTCACGCCCCAGTCAGCTCTAGGAACCAAGTACCTGTAGACTCCATGACCAGCTGTCTTCATGTTCTTCTCCACTAGGGTAGAGAAGGCACTACTCTTGGCAACCTGGATCTCGATCTTCTTGATGTCGTTGTTGACGTCCGTTGCATCCTCGGGTGCATCCCAGACGACCCCACGACGCTTCTTTAGGTCGATGTACTTATTGATAGTGACCTGCGGTGGAGTATCAGAAGCAATACTCACGCCCGAGGATGAAGGGAACCAAGTTGTCCAGTCTCCCCTTCGGTTCCAACGGTCGACTGACCTCATCTTGACACGGTACTTGTGACGGCGGTGAACACGACGGAACGTAAACTTACCGGTAGTTGGTCCATCATCTTCGTCGTCGTCCACGTCCTCAATGGTTCCCTTGTCAAGCAGACGCCAAGCTCCTGAACCACCGATCTGCACCTGAGCCTTCCAGACGTAGCGAGCCATGTCATCTTCTTTGTCGCCACCCGGGACATCCCAGTTCTGCACGTTGTCGAATCGTGTACGAGCCTCGTACTTTGTCTCACGGTTCCCGTTGTCCTTGAAGAACGACAAGTCAGTGATGACAGGCGCTGGAGGCTTCGGTAGGGCTTCCTGAATAGGCAGGACTGGATCCGTCCAAGGTGTCCAATCAGACTTCCTGTGGTGCTTGTCTTGGATCCGTGCCCTGCCCTGAACATACCATTGCCTTGGTTTGGGTAGGTCCTTCCAAGCGACATGTGGCTCATCATTATCAGAGTCGAAGACCTCTTTGGCATCGATGCGCTTGGTGTGCTTCACCTGCTTGCTGGGCGGATGCTCTGTGTCAAAGTCGAACTCTTGAGGAACGCCTGCGCCGTTTGTGAACCTCATTTGGAAGATGTACTTGTCAATATCGGCCTGACAGGTATTCGCGGTGAGTGGGTCACATCTCAAGATCGCTCTGAACTCAAGGCGAGTCTTGACCTCATGTGTCCTGACCATGACATGCATGTTGACAGGAGGAGCCGGTTTCTCATCAGGGTCGTATCTCTTGACCCTTTCCTTCTTACCAACTCTACTGACGACGCCGATGATCTCCTTCTTGAGACCAGTTGGCGCAAACTGACTCTGGTCAAGGGTTGTACTCAAGGTGCAGTCCTTTCGTCAAAGTGTACCGTGACCACCTCTACGCCAGTCTGGTCCAAGAAGACCTCCATGGCAATGATCCGATGGACCGAGTTTATCTGAAGGAACCCAGCACTCGCAATGACCGTTGCACGATCTCCGATGTTGAAGTCGAACAGATCAGGTGGTGTTAGAACGACACCGATCTGAGGCTGCCTAGTAGGCGCTTTGTGATTGTTCAATTTCCTTGTGGCCCTCTTTACCATGGTGTTGAAGTGTTTAGTTTCGCCAAAGTCTTCTGCCGTCTGCCGAAGCTTATAGGTCGCTCGTGCACCAGTGTCAACGACAACCGCGATACAGGTTGACTTTTCGGTACCACCACCAATGCCGTGAACTTCGGTAGCAAGTTCTTTTGCATCGCGAAGTACGTATACATTGTTGGCATTCACATCCATCTCGAAGTTGAAGCCTAAGAGGGCACCTCGTTGTGGGTAGTACATGTGGAACACTTTGTTTGGGGCGATGTCGTAGTCAAAGCCATCGTGCATCTCAGACAGCTCGTTGATAGTTTCACCGACGTTCTGGCGTTCCCAGTACCGATACTTCTTCGTCTTCACCTGTCCTGAGTTGGCTTCTGGTCCGCGAGTAACTCCAAGGTTACCATCAGTTAGACCCTGTGTGTAGTTGAGGAGCTGCCAGGCAATGTCGAACTGCTCTACGTCTTCAAAGATTTTGTCCTGGTCGATCAGTCGATGGTAGAACATGCTGAACCAGCCTTCACACTGGCATCGAACCATTAGCGTGTCCGTGCTTACCTCGGTGGTCCATAGGTAACCACCCCAGACAAGGGTGTCATCACGTCTGATTCTGACTTCGCGCTGGCCTTCCGCAAGATTGTTGACCGTCGCTTCTGGTCTCCACATGTCAATACTGAACTCGGCCCAGGGGAGACCGTCGAGTGTGAACCCATAGCGAAGATCATCGAACGGGAGGCTGCTAATGACAACGTTCCCATTCAAGTCGCTGAGTTCCAGTTCGTAGAGGTGTATACCTGCAGGAGGCGTAGGGATGACCGTCTTGAAGGGTGTGATAACGAAGGCACTGTCGGTCTCTGTAGCCGTAGATACAATGAACAGTTTCGTCTTGGCCACAGAGAAGGCTGTGTCCGTTTCGGTTACTAGTCCAATTGCCTTCGTTCGCATTGGGACGATCGGAAATGCCGTGTCTGTCTCGACTACAAGTTTGAGTCCGGCGAGCTGCAGCGCTTCGTTCGTCTCGGTCGCTAGACCCAAGACGACGGTATGGCCAGGTTGAGTAGAAAAAGCTGTATTCGTTTCCGTTGCCATACCCAGTATGACAACAGTGACTTGAGTCAGCTGAGGATGGTAGTAGAATGCTCGTTTCCGTATGGCCCTACCTGGACGTGGCATCTACCACCTCGATGCTCTGTGGAGCGCTTTCGGTTTCACTACGTGAGTGGTAGGAGGTATGACCTCGTAGAAAGACATGTAGGCAGCACCTACGAAAGCTCCGGTCGGACTCGCACGGTTGATGATGTTGCCTGTAGTTCCGATACCAGTGACGACGTCGAAAATCTTGTATGCGACTGACAGTACTAGATCGCTTCCTGCTATATTTCGCCACTGTGCCGCAGAAGCAGGATTCAGCCACCCCGAAGATTGAAGGACAAACGTATGCAGAAAGTCTCGGTGCCATTCTGTAAGGGCAATAGTCTGGTACCTTCGAGTGGTCTGAGCGGGGAAGAGACAGTCACCATTTGCATCATCATCGATGAAGGTGAAGGTCTCACTTTCAGCTGCCCACCCTATTGACTGAATCGAGGGACGGAAAACAAACATAGCACCGATGATAGTGTCTGCTGAGCCTCGGTTTGAATCAAGAATAAGATCTGACGATGAAGGCATGAAGAACGTCTGAGAACTACCAGGGGCAAAACTAATTGCATCAATGAAGTGCTCTTCGCTAGTGGCCGGTGAGGTTACGACAGCCCTCACAGAGGCGTACTCTGCCTGAGCAGGTGCTACAGCTGTAATGAAGGCCTTTGTGTAGCTGCCTGACACATCGGTAATTCCACTACCGGTATCTAGGGACATAAAGATTCCGTCGGCATCATACCACGCAATTGCAGCAGCACAAGTGCGACCTGTCACCGCAGTACGAAAGTGGATGATTCCAGTGTATGTACGACCTTCCTTGACTCGGACGCCCGATAACCCCTCAAGCGTTGCTGCATCCATTTCGCCAAGTCCACCGTCAGTACAGGTCAGACGAAGGACGTTCGCCCCATTCACAGCGAGACCATCTGCGACTCTCGCAATGGTAGAGTTGAACTGTGCGATCCAACCAGTCGTATCAGTCTCAAGGCTAGCCTGATTTGCTGTGAGCCAGTTACCGCGCCATGTCCCATCGAAGGTACATGCCCAGCGTTGCAGTGTGCACCCGGAGCCTATAACCTGATCTCCGATGACGTCCCATTCCTGGCCGCCGCCATTTTCAATTGCCCAGCTAACAAGGCCAGTCGCTTCTCGAAAGAGACCCATCATCATAACGAGATCACCGACGAGCATCGATGCAGGAGGAGTCAGGGTAACAGTTTCCGCGCTCAAGGAACCATTGTCTGAGGGGTTCACTGTATGACCAAAGAACGCCGTTTGCCCTGGCGGTGCTGGTACGACTCCTGCGACCGTCCACTCGAAATACTTGATCGTGCCGGTGCCATCACCGCCACCACCATCGTTGATGAAGACGGCCATGACGAGCGCACCGCCATGAGCAGCCGAGTGCTGGAACACATTGCTAGTAATCGTATCGATCGACACTGCGTCATACACCTGCACGTCGACTCCGTACGCTGCGCCATCCATGCTCTTGTCGTAGTGGAGGTCGAGGTTTGTGAGGTCGCAGTAGGCGGCATGGATGTCAACATCCCAGACAGCGATGGTCGCGGTCGGAGCGCCCGACCCCGCTCGGTTGTTCGGAATACTGACACCTGAGATCTGGCGCTCGGCCTGAAGCGTACCGCCGATGATCCGACGCTCCCACATGAGGTTGCTGCGTCGGTAGAACGCGACGATGACTTCAGTGCCACCGTCGTCGAAGTAGTACGCCTGCGGGACCGCCTTCTCCGAAGGAGCCGTTCCGGTCGCATTGAATTGCGTCCTACCAGAGAGCGAGCCACCCATCGTAAGCGTTTTGTAGTAGAGCAGGTCGTTCGTGTCGTCGTGGTAGATGATGTACGCGAGGTCGCTTGCGCCTATCACCACGATGGCCGACGACCAGTACACGGACGCGGTCGTGTCGAGGATGGTCTCAGCGGACCACGTACCGCCGGTGTCGCGCACGCGGTACCCTTGTCGGGTGAAGCCGCCCGACGGATCGGTCGAGTACGTGCAGACGATCGAGCCGTCCGAGCGAACGCCGAGCGAGACGTCCTGGTCAGTCGGGTTCACCGACGCCGTGTGGATCACCTGGGACACGATGCCCCAGGTATCTGGTGACCCGTGGTCGGACATTCTGAACGTGTGGTACCTGACGGTGCCGCTCCCGGTGAAAGAAGCGATATGCAGCGTGTTCCCGACCTGATCAATGTCACAACCCTCGAAGTCGTCATTGAGCGGTGCGTTAGCAGCGTCCATGATGGCCCACTGCTTGCCCCCGTCTGTAGACTTGAGCATCGCCATCTCATCTGCGACACCCGCCGTGCCATACTCCCCGAGGTAATACAGATTGCCGTTCGTGTCCTTGAACGGTCCCAGGCGTTTCGGGGTCTCAACCATAGACCCGCCGATGAGCCCATCGGGCACATTCAGCGTGATGAGCGGAATCACGTACGTCCCTGCGAACACAGTTCCGCCTGATTCGACAATCCGGTACTCGAACGTGTCACCATCTGCATTGCGGCCACGTGTCGTACCGTTGTTGTGCATCACGCGTATCCGGATAGTCCACTCGTACTCAGTGTGGTTGTTGTTGATCGTAACTGCCGGCGTAAGGTTATCTTCGAGTCCGACCCCAGCAGTGAACGCTAATCCAGATCCAACGAGCAAGTTGGTCGTGGCATCGTCGTTCGCGAACTGCGCCGACAGAACGATCTCGGTCGTATCGATCGATGCCGGCGGGACAGCCGCATTGACCGGCACATCGGTCCAGGTCCCGGCATTCCGGCGATACTGAAGCTTGAACGTCTTCGAGCCTTCGTTTATTGTCGATGCAACTTCGAACCTGATACGGAAGATCTTCTCGGCGTCAATAGTTACATTAGCATCAAGGGCTCCTGCCCAGCCAGCATCAACGTTCAGACCTTGAGTGTCGTCTGAACGTACCCGAAAGTGAGGTTGGTCAAGAGCCATAGTAGTTCCTTACATCACCCGTCGAACAGCTTCGTATTGGAGGTGTTGTAGATGGCAGGGTCGCCTGCGACTAGCTCAACCACCCACAAGGCCGCGCCGATGTTATAATCCCTATCCACGTTGATGGTCCGACGAATCGGCTTACACTTGATCCGCCGATCGGAACCAGTTCCCAATCGGTAGTCCAAGTCTAAGTCGGTACCCTGATTATCGAACGCTGCCCGCCAGGAGTTGATGAGCGCCTCTAGATCGTTCGGACTTCCGCTAGTTGGAATAACGTCACCATTGATGATGACATGGCGTTCTTCATAGAATAATGCGAACGTGAAGGATCCGTCTTGAGCAACCTTCGGACGAATGTCTGCTTTCGAGTCAGGAGGCTCCAACCCCTCAATCGAGAGCACACCAATCTGAAGGTTAGCCCCGAAGACGAGACCGTTATACGAAAGCTCCCAAGGGTTTAGTGGCATCTTACATCCATTGTGCCGACCTTATAGCCCAATCTACCTCTCGCGTCAGATCCTTAGCGTTCAGGTTCGCCTTTTGAGGAGAAACGTTGACGGTGACGTTGAGAGGACCTGGTCCACCTGTGTTGCCACCACCCGTGTTGCCACCACCTCCGCTGCCACCTCCACGAACCTCTGAAGGAGTAGTGACACCCAGATTAGGCATAGCGTTGGCAGCCGCGTTGAAGGCCTGTTGTGCTCCAGCCGCAGCAGCTATCTTCTGAGCCATGTCTGCCATCTTCTCTGCTAACGCTTGAGCAGGCGATATCATGTTCCTGAGGGGTCCGAGACCGCCATTCAAGGCACGGTTCAGTGCTCGCTGTGCGCCAGCAGCAGCATCAATTTTGATAGCCATGTCTGCTGCTCTTTCTGCTGCTGCTTCTTCAGGTGTTGCCAGATTCCTGAGTACGCCAAGATGATCACCTTGTAGTCTATTCAGGATCTTTATAGCACCATTTAGATCACCCACGGCTGCTAGGTTCAGAACCTGCTTCAGGGTCAGTGCGCTTACTCTACCTCGGAGAATCTCGACCCCCCTAGCCTCCCGCATTAGCACCTCTATCTGCTTCCTATTGAGGTCAGTGTTCCATTTCAAAGTCAGACCAAATGTTCGTAGTTTGTCATCTCCTTCAGCTATCCCGTCAGCCCAGTCAAACAGGTTCTGTCGCTGTCGTTCCTGCTGCCTTCCGAGTCGGTCGAAGGAATCGTCGATACCCTGCATCTCGCCCTTCCACCGAGCGTACTCGGGGAACTCCCAAAACTTGAGGCGGTCCCAGAAGGAGAGCTCCTGAAGTCGGTTGTTGAGCGTATTGAATCGCTCTGTCGCTTTGGTTATCGCTTGCTCACTTCCAGTCTTCATCATCTGGAAGAACGCCTCGCCCTTCGCTCGTCCCTCACGGAAGGCGTTCGCGACTTCGAGTATACCAAGCGCGAGTGCTACCCAACCGAGCCTCCTGAGTACCGTCCCCAGACCAGACATAACACCCTTGAAGGTGAGGGCTGCAGTCCCTACTGTCTGGAAACCGACAACAAGGTTGAGAAGGCGAGCACCAACGTTGACAGCAAGCGTCCTACCGAGAGTCACGAGGGCAACAGTGAGTGCTGCAATTGCAAGAAGCGCAACATGTTTGATTGTCTCCCAGTTACGCTTCCACCAGGCGCTGAGCTCGTCCCAGTTTGCGATGATCAGAACGGCTGCACCAATGAGCGCGGCTGCTATGAGACCACCAGCAAGACCGAGGCCTCCAAGGATACTGATGAAGGTCCCAATGCCGATCCCTGCGAACTTCAGCAGTGAAGCAAACAGAAGGATACCTCCACCGATTTTGGCGATCGCTCCGAAGAACAAAGCGAGAGCACCAACCCCTAAGAGGATCTTGGCCACTAGTTCCTTGGTGCCCTGATCCCATCCGTCGATCCAGTCCAGCACTCTCTTTCCCATCTTGACAAGGTCCATCAGGACAGGAATGAAGAGGTTTCTCAGGTCACGACGCAGTGAGTCCCACTTGTTCCGAAGTATCTCGATCTGAACCGCAGGAGTCTTGCGCATGATGTCCCAGGCACCCTTGAAGTAGCCCACGAGGTCTTTTCGCGTCAAGGCATCGATGTTCTTAGTCAGTGCCTTGAACTGAGGAACGGCTAGTCTGAAGAACCTGTTCGCCTGAATTGAGCCTGCACCGAACATGTCTTCGAATGCGTCAACCTGTTCCTGGGTAGTCATGTTCTTCATTGCCAGACCCATATCCGTAATGATGGCGCCAAGTTGCCGGAAGTTGCCAGTCGCCTCGTCAAAGACTTTTACACCAAGAACTCCCTGAACATCCTTATAGTGACGTGACAACTGGTCAAGTGCTCTCGAGACAGAGATAGTTGCCTGCGCCTGAGTTCTGCCTCGCTTAGTTAGGAAGTCAACGGCACCAGCCGTAGTCTGTAAGGTCTGGTCCATCGACTTTGCGGCAGAGACAACGTTACCCCAGGCAGAGATCAACTCTTCAAACGTACCAGTTGATTGCTGGACCTGTTTGAACAGGAGGTCAAGAATGTTCCGCGTGTCATCAGCTTCAAGACCAAAGGCGTTCATGATCTGAATGACGCCTCGCGTCACAGTACGAACGTCTGTACCACCTGCAGTCGCTGCCTTTGAGAAACTTGTCACCATGTCGATAGCGTCTTTGTAGTTGACCTCGACGCTCGAGAAGATGTCGAACAGACCCTCAGCCACCTCGTTCGAGGAGACTGCAACATCTCCCATTACGTCGTTGGCAGCCTCTTGGAACTTCCTCAGCTGTGTTTCACCAAGTCGTGCCTGAGTCTGTACAAGACTCATACTGCGCTCGAACTCGATGCCCAGACGAGCAGTGTCTCCTGCAGCATCGAAGATGGCCATGCCGAACCTCGTGAGCATGGTGCCTGCTTTTTGCAACGCAAGGCCAAGGGCGAAGACCTGATAGCCGGCAAAGCGACTCTGAGTCCCTACGGCTCCGACCGCGGTACCAACACCCTGAATGGCTTGAGAAGCCTGATCACGCGCTTGGATGATCAGAAGCCACTCTCTCATGCCCATAGGCATGTTACGAGGCCTCCTTACGACGCATAAGCAGCTGCCTTCTTCTTTGCCCTAGCAGCACTTTCTTCCCGCTCCATCCTCATCTTCTGGGCCATCTGTTGGGCCTCTGCAACTATCTGCAGTCGTCTGATCCAAAGCGGGTCCTGATCGAACAGTCCTCCGGGACCCGGTAACACATTCATCGTTAGACACATTCCTGTGACTTCGATGATAGTGGCTACGTCTTGGTCCTCGATCCGTTTTCCGTGTCCGAGGGCGAGCCAGACTTGGCGGGTAAAGGGGTCTCATCATCCGGCAGGTTCAGCTCAGTGATGTAGCTTTCGATCTCCAAGGCGATCTTTGGATCCAACTTGTTGATGTCATTACGGTCCATCAGATTGAGTTGGCGACCTTCGTCGTCTTCAAGGTTGTGCTCGAGGATCATGTGGGAGAACTCGTATATGCGAACCTCTTCCTGGGAGAGATTGAGCTGCATATCAATCGAGTCAGAGTCTCTCTTGAACGGTGCTGTGACACCCATCCCGAGGTTCCGACGAGCGAGCATCTCTCCATAGTTGAGCTTCCGGAGTACAACATATCCCTCCGGAAGCTCTTTGAGGTTGAACTTCTGACCCTGCCTACTTGCAGTTGCTTTCGGCATGCCCCTCTCCTTTCTGCATGCCTTCCAATATTACGTGATGCTGATTGCCGACTTGACGACCATCGTGTAGGCGTCAGTCACCAAGGCGATGCTGTGCATGTTGATCGACGCTCGGAGGATATCACCGAAGCCAGACAGCGACACGGGGTACGTGTCAACGACACAGTTGTTCAGCTTGATCGACACTTCATCGGACGATGCGTTGTTACTTGCTAGGATCTCCAAGACCTGAATGGTCTGGTTCTTGAAGACGTTGTAGTCAGTCGCGTTATCAAAGTCCATGTCGTATGTTGCAGTGACTTCTCGCTCGCCCCAAGTGATATAGGCAGCTCCACGCTGTCCGTTCAAACGGTTAGCAGCGGTCCCGTTGTCATTGATCGTGATGTTGAAGGTGTCAACGTCGGGCCGTGGCGTCGCATCTGGGAACTCAAGAATAACCTTCCCAGGTGCATACGGAGTCGTCGTAGGCCAGGTCGGAGTCAACGTGGACTGAACAGCCTCATCGGAACCAACAACAGAGAACGTACCGATGAGAACACCACCGTCGACGGTGAACACCTGCTGCACGACCGAGCACCCGACGTATCCGAACACAACCCCGCTTCGTTGGCAAGAGACCGACAGAGTCTTCCGAACCGTAGCACCTGCACCCGTAGATGTCTTCGCAACACCAACCGGAGCAAAAGTGTACGTAAACGGACCGGCACCTGTCTTGACGATCGACACACGGGATGCGTACATCCATCGTAGAAGCTGGTCCGCAGTGACCTCGAACTCTACGTCGCCTTCGACGTGCTTGTACCCCTGCAAGGCTCCTGTACGGTCAGCCGTCCCTCGGATGTTCAGTCGGTAGTACTTGTCCTCCATGAGCTCGAGGGTCTCACTCCGAAGAGGAATGAAGTCGGTTGGGGCGATGTAGGTGTTTTGGGTCGTCTCAAAGGCGACACCAACTACACCTTGACCAGCAACCTCAAGGGTCAACTTGTCTCACCCCCCTCCGCCACTTCGGCCGTAACAACGACCGGTGCTTCGTATTCCTCTGCAGGTTCAGGATAGACGTATCCCGGGAGCTTTGTGTTCAGTTCTGTCGTGGACTGACTACTTGCGATGACGGTCACACCGTGTGCACTCTTGAGGAACTCCACCTGCTTGTCGTCGAGTTCTGCGACAACGTGGCCCTTGTTCTTTAGCAGGCCCACAGGGGGCACCTCAAAGAATACATCGTCCATGGCGTCTGGTCTGTCTAGGCTCACTTTGTACTTGCCCACTAACCTTCACCCCCTTCTAGAAGCCCTCACGACTGAGGCCATCCCACGTGAGCCTGGTTGCACGTATCATCTCGCTCTCCCGGAGCCTCACGCCAGGATCGATGCTGCTGATGTATCCGAAGATGACGAGCCCGCCGAGGGTGAGATCCTCGTGAAGCTTCGCTTCTACCAGCTCGGACAACTCTTCGGACTCCTTCTTGTTGATCTCAGTCGACTGAATCTTGCCGTGTTCCAGCATCATCATGACTGAGAATGTGATCTCGAACCTATGTGTTCCGACCCCTCCTCGGCCCTTTCGGCCTGACTCTACGGAGAGTGCAGGGAACTCGGGGATCAGTTGCTGGAAGCCGTAGTAGACGCCTTTGAGTGTCAACTCGTCTGCCGCCTCGGTGAGAATGTCGACCACCCTTTGTGTAATCACAGGTGCTCGCCATTCGAGGTCCCCTATCTGCACTAGGACCACTCCGGACCGCTGATGAAGTCAAGGAACAGCTCCCCCATTTCATCCTGAGCAGCTTCAGAGATGTAGGTGTAGTCGCGCTGAGGCATCTTGGAAGTTCCTTCGACGTGGTAGCCTCCGTAGCCTGTAGGGTCTTGTAGTACGGCAACGACGTCTTGGCCGCCACCACCAATAGCCCAACTGTTGGGATCGACGGCTCCTTTTCGAAGTTCGCCTGTTCGCTGTAGGATCTTCACGGCACTGGAGAACCCAGAGAAGATGCGCTCCTGGAACTCTGAAGTACCTTCCCGGAAGCTCTCTGTGCCTCCTACGCCTCCGATGTCACCCATGACACGGGTTCGGATTGTGCCCGGTGCTAGTGGAGTCCAGTGGCTTGGACGACCCTCTACTTCAAAGTTCAGGTCGATCTCGGTAGCCGCGATCTCAGTTGCCTCTCGCATCGGCTCCTCGAGTTGCCGAGCCCTCTCTGCCGCAGCGAAGAAGGCCTGGGCAACGATTGCCGGCTGAGGAATCCAGACGACTTCGAAGCCGAGCTTGACAGGCACTTAGTTCACGCCCCCCATGGCTAGAACACTTCATCCATGTTGAAGAACCTAAGAGGGTCTCCTGAATTGACGCCGATGAGGTTTGAGTCAACTTCGACAACAGTCTTGTCATTGGGCCAGAAGTCTCCTTCACCGAAGGTCAGCTCACTCACAAGGTCATCACCTGTATCGGGGTCGACAAGACTTGCTGTCCCACTACGTAGTGCGTCTAGGAATCTCATGGCTCGGTCTTCTAGACCCTGCGCGAAGGTACTCGGAGACATTACCTCCTCCGAGTACCTTCGCTGGTACCTGTACGCCGCCATCAAGAGACTGACGATGGTTCTCACCAGGTCAGGTACTGTCTCCGCAGGCGCTACAAGTGGGGTCGTAGTCGTCCAAAGATTGACGTGGTCTGGATAGAGATCGATCAGAGCTGCCTTGACGATTGTCTCAGCCTCAGAGCGCTCCGGCTCCGCATCGTCCTCGTTCTCGAAGCGGATCTTCGTTCCGTCGAGCCAACTGTTGGCATCGGAGTAGAGCGCTAGAGTCATTACTTGTTCTCACCTCCAGCCGTCTTCGGAGGTCCTGCCTTCGGAGGCTCAGGACCAGCTGGCTGAGGTGCTGCTCGTTCCTTGGCTTGGGTCTCTGCGTCTTCCGAAGCAGGAACCGGACCTTCTCCGGCTCCAGTCTCTTCAGCGTTCGGACCCTCACCTTCGATCGCACCTGCCTCCTTGAAGGCGGCAATCTGTGCATCGTCGAATTCACCCTCGGGAATCTCTTCCCCAGGCTGGAGCGACTTGCCGCCTGCAAGGAGAATGACCATCGCTGCCTTCATCAGCTCCCCTCTCAGGATAGGACCTTAGCAGCCCTAAGAGCTGCCAGGATGGCATTGACCTTTGTCTTGATGTCATTCACGAGGCCCTGTTCACCAGCGCCCCCTGAAGTATAGGTACCGTCTGCATCTGCGATAGTGATCGGAGAGGTCTGGAAGCTGTAAGTGGTCTGCTCACGAGGCTTGAGGAGCCCGAGATACACGTGCCTGTTAGCTCCACCGAACCCCGCCGCATTCATAGCAGCAATGATTGCGTTCACCTTGGTCTTCATCTCGTTGATGAGAGATGCTTCGGCAGCGTCGTAGACAGCATCTGAGTCGGCAGTCGCCACATTCACAGTGTTGGCCTGGAGAAACTTTCCAGCCTTACCACCCCAGACCGACCCAGTCTTGTTAGAAGTAGTCGTAGAGATGATACTAGCAGACCTGAGGGCGGTCAAGATCGAGTTGATCTTGCCCTTCAGGCTGTTAGCCAGAGTCGACTCAGGCGCTCCCCAAGTCGCTCCGGCATCCGTATTCGCTTCGTCAGTGACGTTAGTCTGATAGAATTGGAACTTTCGGTGCCCGAAGATAACAGGAGCTGCCATAGGATCATCCCCCTTATGTCAAGAGGTCCTTGAGCAGATATCCTGCGCCGTTCGAGTCACCAGTGCCATCGACGACAATGAGCTTGATGTCGTAGCGACGACGCACCCGGACAACGTCCGAGGCTCGCCTCTCCTCGCGCCAACGCTCAGTGGCCATCACAGAACCACCAGCACGCGAGTAACCCCACACGAACTCGTAGCCGTAGGCCGGAACCTTACGACCAGGACGTGGCGGGACGTAGGCGAGAACCATGTCGTCTGCCCAGAGGTACCCGAACGTCTCAGCCTGACCGTAGACGCTGGTAACAACACCAGCACCGGCCCGACGGAACTGTGGGATGCCAAGAACCTGTGAGATGAGATCATCGTTGGCAATGCCAAGCTGCGAGTGCTTGATCCGCTCGATGAAGTCCGGGTGATCCTCAAGTGCCACTGCGGTGCTGTAGCCCACGAGAGCAGTGTTTGGATCCCGGAACAGTGCGTTGTGAACTGCCGTTCGGCCAGTCTTGACATCTGCGATCGGGTCAGATGTAGCGTAGTTGTTCCACTTGTTGGCAGGGGTTGCAGTGAAGCCAGCAGCGTAGTTGCCTGTGGTAGTTGCGATGTCGACCATGAACTTCTCGCGGTTCAGCAGGATCGTGTTGGTCACACGCTCGGTCGCGTCCATCGCAGGCTGGAGAGGCTGGTCTGCGTTCTCGACCTCCTCGTCAGGCACGACGTCTTCGAGAGCGTGCTCTTCGGCGAAGTAGCCATCACGTGAGAGAGTCATCGGTGGGAGCTCGTTGGCCTCTGATCCGGGAGCCCGGATGTCATCAGTCACTCGACCCCATAGGTCGCGGTTGTAGACGTAGTAGCGATCGGACTGCTTCGCAACACCAACCTGTGGGAACAGCATGCTCGCCACGAACTGGTCAGGGTTGTCGAAGCCAACGGAGATGTCCGTCAGCATCGAGTCCAAGTGGAGCAACTGCGGATCGCCGTATGCCATCGGTACACCTCCTTTTTATGCCTTGGCCAACGTGAACACGTACGGCAGAAGCAGGACTGGGATCCAGTCGCCTGCGTTAGCAGCAGCCTTCAGAGCAACGCCCATCGCGAACTGCGTTGCCACACAAGTCTGCGCCCTACCGTTTGCCGAGGGAGCCACGAAGGCCATCCTGGTGATAGCAGCCGCAGCCTCGACCCAGGCCACACCGAGCACCTGGACTGCGGTTGCCTTACCTGCAGCGAATTCGGTGGCTGAGATGTCAACCTTCGCAACCCCGATCGCCTGGTCTGTCACTGCCGCAACGGCTGCTACCGCCTGATCACCTGACAGCTTCACGAAGCGAAGCTTGGTGATCGCAGTGGTCGCCTGATACGGAAGTTCCAGGACTCCAGTGTCTGCACCGGCCAACTATCTCACCCCCCTGCTTCGACTTCGATGCGCTGAGTTGCCTTCCTGTACGCCTCAGCAAGCTGAGGGTTCTGCTTGGCTGTCTCTCGAACTGCCTCTTCGAGAGACAACTTCGGGTCGTTCTTGCGAACAGCTGCAAGAGCGACGGTAAACTCTTCCTGCTCGTCACCAAGGACGAGAGGAGTCGACCCGAGTTCGGCCGACATGACGAGACCCACCTCGAGGAGCTCCCCGATGAAGTCGTCGAACTTCGTGCGCCCACTCGGGCTCAGAAGTCCTCGGACGTCACCGATCTTCTCATCGAGAGACGGCGGGATCCCTCCGAAGTCTCCTCCACGGTGCCACTCAGCCAACCTGCGGCCAAGCTGCTCCTTGGCAAGATCCTTTCGAGTCTCCTCCAGGATCTTGTACTCTTCGGGGAACTGCTTCTGAAGCTGCCGCATCCGCTGCCCCTCAGGCGGGCGAATGGACTTTGCCTTCTCGAGCAAGTCCTCCTTCGAGCTCTCCTTCGGCAAGCCGAAAGCGTCGGACAGTTCAGAGAACGTCACGACGTCCTCCCGCTCCTTGGGAGCAGGCGGATCACCAGGCTTCGGAGCAGGCTCCGTGAACTTCTTCGTCATCTCGTCCAGGATCTGCTCTTCGGTCGCGTCCTCCTTGAGACCGAGCCTTTCGGCGAGCTTCTTGAGAAACTCTTCCATGTATTCACCTCCCTACGATGGACAGAATCCGCCGGCCAGTGAGTTCGTCCATGAACTCGTCCGCCTTCACTGTAGCCGGCAGACAACTTGCGAAGCCCTTACGCTTGGCGATTGAAATGATCTTGGATCGAACGGCACCCTTGTTCTGCTTTGTCAATCCCAGAGCGTGGAATGCGGCCTTCACGTCCTCACACTTCTGGATGGGGAAGGACGTTCCTGCTCCGGCGAAATCGCTGCTCGGCATCTTCTTGCGAGCACTGACTGGGATGTCTCTGAACTCTCTGATACCGAGTTCGACAGGATCGATGTATTCCGGATTGCTCTCTTCCATGAGGGCGTGTGAGAAGAGCTCTACGTACATTGGCTTGAAGAAGTCACTAGTGTAATCAGGACTGATGTCACCATCGACAGTTAGACATGTACCTGAACCTGGTTGGAAGAAGGCACAGTTTGCACATCGATACATTGAGTCGCGTGCTTGTCTGTACTTTGCATCCTCTTGTGAGTACTTGCCATCAGGTTGATCAAAGGCGCCGTCGTCGAGTTCTGCAAAGTTGATTGGAGACAAACCCTTCATGAAGGGACGGTTTGTGAGTGCGGCTCCAAAGAGAACATCTTCGTAACACGTTCCCTGAGCATCGCACCAGTCGTCGTCGTACTCGATCGACATGTACTTCCACGCACCGTCCTCTACTTCCTTCAAGGCCTCGCCGGTCCATGATACCTGCCCCCACAGGCCGTCAGCTCGCTGGTCAAGACTGATTATCCAACCAGCAGCTTTGGTTCCCTTGGCCTGATCATGCTTGTGGGCGTAATCGATGTCCAGCATGATGCCTCGAATGTTCTTCCTGAAGTTCTTCACGAAGTTGCCGATTTTGTCCTTGGTCATATTGATCTGGCCAAAGACAGGATGGTCGAAGCTACCGTAGCGGACTAGATGAACCCAGGTCTTCTTGTCCTCTGCTAGTCCGATGTCAGCTAGGTCAATGACAAACCCGAGATGACCATCGGTCATCACTGCAGAGTTGCAAATCGCGTAAGCAGCCGAACGCCTCTTCTTCTCGTCCGGCCACTTAGTCTTGTTTTCAGACTTCGACATAAAGCCTGAAACACAAGACTCGACTTTAGGTGGCATCGTTCACCCCCTCATGCCTCCTTACGATCGCGCGTCCAACCTTGTGTGGTAGGAGTCGTCCTAGACCACACAGGAAGGTTGGTATAGGTTTCACCGTTGCCGTAAACGTCGCAGTTCACGTTCGTCCCTGCACCTACTGCTGTGATGCGTGCGGGGCGAAGTCGTCCAACAGTTGTGCGGACGACTACGTGACGATTTACCTTTCGGGCATCTAGTGGCATCTCTGTCTCCTAGTATAGCTGAAACGTCCCATCGAAAGCAAACGGGGTCATCTAGATGTCAGTAATTTCGAAGAACCCGTGCATGACTACGTCTCGCTTGTTGGCTTTGATCACGTCTAGGTGGAAGTAGTGGACTGCTGGAGCGGCAAGGTGGGCAGAGGAGCATTGGATAGTGACCTCCGAGTACTTGTCCCCTACCCCCATACCGTCGTCGCTGATAATGATTTGTCCAAGTGTCTTGGTGTAAAGGAACAACGCATTAGCGTCAGGGTCTGACAGTTTTTCCTTGACATAGAACTCGACATCAGGGTTACCGTCCAACAAGTAAGGATTAGTTCCGCCTCCGGGGATCTTCTTCTTTAGTCGAATAGTCAACAGCGGGTCACTATCCTCCTTCACGACTATGCGCGAACTCATCTCACCCCCCTTCTTCTGGCTCTATAGGTTGGTACACATCGTCACTGGATGTAGTCTCAAGAATGTCCACCACTGCCGTATAGGTATAGTCGTCCACGATCACCTCGAACGGACCCCAAGGCTGCGGTGGTAGTGGGGGTCCTGAAAGCACAACGAATGCTGATACATCGTGCGACCCCGAGGAGTAATCCTCGATGGTTGTCCGCGGCGGGAAGAGAGCCTCAACCGTTCCGAAGAACGTTGAGTACCCAGCAGTCACTAGACCCTCAATTGTCTCAAACTGAGTGAGGGTCGAGATGTCATCGACAACAACGTTGATCGACTCCGTAACGCTGATCTGGACAGTCGCAAAGATGTAAGCAACGTCCTGTATCGCCGCGACGCTGTAGTTTTCAATCGTCAGTACAGGCGGCTGGAAGGCTTCGACGGTCCCGTAGAAGACGCTGTAGTTAGCCGCTACGAGACCAACGATGCTCTCAAACTGCTGTACCGTAGCCTGGTCATCGACCGTGATGTTGATTGCGTCACTGACGTCGATAGAAACAGGTATCCCACTAAGGAATGAGGTGTCGATAACAACCTGGTTGCTGTAGTCCTCGACGGTAAGGCCTGCGTTCTCTAGAGGCTCGACTGACCCTTGGAATGTAGTGTAGTTCGCTCCCACCAGTTCTTCCACTGTAGCAGGAGGTGCCTGGCCCGCAAGGAACCATGCAACATCAAGTGAAGTGGTTGACAGATAGTCATCCCAAGTAGGGGCTACCTGAGCCTCTACGTCTCCTTGGAAGATACTGTAGCTTGCAGCGACAAGCCCTTCAATGGTTTCGAACTCGTCAACCTGTGAGGTGTCATCGACAGTGACACTGGCAGTGTCTGAAACATCAACGAGCCTGTCTGCAAAGACAAAGGCAGTTTCGACGTTGCCTTCATTTTCAACGGTCAGTCCTTCAGGTGACCAGAAATCAGTGAGATCTGGAGACTGACCGTAGTTTGGATCAGCAGCAACAAGCTCCTCGACTGAGGCAGTAGGAGCCTGACCTGCTAAGAACCAAGAGACATCGAGAGTTGTAGTAGGCTGATAGTCATCCCACGTTGGTACAGTAAGGGGTTCAACGTCACCCTGGAAGTCAGAGTAGTTGGCAGCAGTTAGGCCCTCGATGCCCTCGAACTTGTCGACGACAGAGGTATCAGTAACAGAGACATCAAGCGCATCCGAAACAGATACATTACGGTCAGCAACAATGAGCGAAGCAGGATCATGGACAACGGCGTAGTCGCTATCCCACGGAGGAGCTCGCGGCATATGTGAGCTCTGGTAGTCAGCGAGCTGCACAACGTCGTGTGCGGCGGTGATCTCCGGAGTGGTCGCATCCGAGGGTGGTAAGACCTGTGAGAAGACCCACGTCGTGTCGAGGACAGTCACAGTCAGCGACTGTGACTGCTCGGCGGTATCATCATACTGTGCCACGTACATCGTCACGTCGTTCGGCGACTGACCCATGGGCACGTGATTGGCTGCGGAGAGCACTTCAATCGTGGCCTCGGCGCTCAGGACGCCGACGTACTCCACCATCACCGCGTTGAACGCGACGTCGGGGGCTGCGTCCGTGCTGAAACCGAAGCGAATCTTGCACGCTTCGAGCGTGCTCTGGCTCCACCCGCCTGAGGGGGCCAAGGCGTTCGACTCTTTCCGGTAGGCGGCGTAGATGGTCGCTGAGACCGAGGGGTCGATCAGGCCGGTGGTCGCCAGCGTGGTCCCGGCCGAGTCCACCAGGCGCGTCTCGCCGTTGCAGGCCGTCGTGGCGTCTTCCGCCGCCATCAGGGCGCGGATGCCCGCGCCCCAGACCGCGCTCAGGCTGACCGGCAGCGCCGCGAGCGTGTACTCCAGGTACCCAGCGGCGGCGTTCGCCGTCTGCTGGACGTAGTCCTCGCCCGTTTGGTCCAGGTCCGGCGTCGTGCCGTCCCAAGCATCGTCGATCGCGGCGAGCAGCGCCGCGTTCGAGGTGCCGCCAGCTTGGTCGGTGAACGCGCCCGTGCTCGGGCTGTGAGTCCCGGTGGCGGCGACCAGCATCATGCCGCAGAAGTGATCGCCGAGAGGGTGGTCGGCCCCGGCGCAGATGACGTAGTCGGAGTAGAAGATGTCGTACGCGGCCGAAGCCGAACCGCTACCCATGCGGCATGTCGCGATGTTCGCCACGGTCACGGTACCGGTGGCCGTACCTTCGTCGACACCGTCAATCTGGAGGTTCAGCGTGCCCGACGTCGTCGAGATGTTGTAGCGCGCGTCGATGCGATGCCACTGTCCATCGGCGACGTCTGCACTGCCAACCACCGTAGTACCGCCGCTGATTCTAGCCTCGACGAAACCGTCCGTCCTCAGCGCGATCGTACCGTTGTTGGTGGAGCCGAATAGCGTCAGTACCATTTCCGCCGCGGGGTTAGTCGCGTCCGTGGTACGGAAGTAGAACGACACGCAGATGTCGTTCGTCAGGTTGTCGTAATCGAGCCGGGCCTCCACGGCCAGGGTCGCGCTCCGGGCCTGCTTGAACGACACGGCATGGTCCGCCGTCCGCACGGTACCCGTGTCGAACGTGATCTCGTTGCCGTTGTGCACCGGCGGAGTGGAGCTGTCCGTGACGGACGGGTACCAACCAGCCCCGTTGACCGCCTCGAGGACCCGGTGCTGGAACGAGTCGATCCGCTTGACAGTCGGCATTACATCTCACTCCGGATGATGGTCACGGAGTCGTACCTCCGATGATCTTAGGAGGACGCGGCAACACGGGCGGGTTATCCCTCCCAGGAGCCCACAGTCCTGGCTCTTGAGTTACCTCCTCAGCTTTGTAGATGACCTCCTTGAGATGACCTTGGCAGAAGGGAATAATGATCCAGCTGTGCAGTGGTAGCTTAGCAAGTAGCCTAGTGTACCAGTCGAGCTGTGGAGGGGTGTCGTCGATGAAGAGCTCTGCAGTTCCGTAGACCTTGTCTCCGCAGCCTTCAACGGCACAGCGCTTGAACGTCTTTACGCGAACGGTAGGCGAGGGGCCCTCACGGAACCCCTCGCCGTATCGCTTCTCGTTGAGTGTTGGACGCCTCATGCTGCTTTGCAAGCCTCGCACGTAACAGCATCCATGTCACCGGTGGTAGTGAGCCCGACTGGATCGTTGACAATCTGTCCGCACTTTGTCTTGTAAACAAAGCCCCCACCTGGGAAGTTGTCTGTCACCTCTATGTATTCGGGTGTCGCGTTCTGCAGATGCACCTCGACGTACTCCTCAGCTGCAGACGCCATGCCCTCTTCAGTGTCACCCATGGCTTATGCTTCCTCCCAGTACATGGTGCCGGCCCACGTCGAGGAATCCGCACCGATGTCCTTCTGGAGTGAAAGACGTCCTGTGGTGACTACGAAGGGTTCGGTGCCAGGTGGGAACCAGAGGATATAGGTGCCGACGATGTCGAACCCGAATGAACTGATCGTCACACCAGACGTCGGCTCGGCTGTGTAGGTCGAGGCTGCTACCGTGGTTGGTACTCCCGAGCTCAGGTCGAGCTGCAACTCCGTGTTCGTGATGTTGGTCTTGGCTTCGCTGCCCGTGGTTGTCCGGTTTAGAATCCACCGGACACCCTGGGCAGCAGTTGCTGCCGTGTTGCCGATGTGGACCCCACGCACCTTCGCACGAACTGTAGCAGCGATCAGGGTGATATGGGTCTTAGGTGCGGCTGCGCCGGCGGTTTTGTCAATCGCTGCGAATGCTGCTCCTGCCACTATTCACTCCTTTCATGGGATGCTAACTTATGGACTTGCACAGAGCACAAAGATGGTGATGGAGTTAGCTACTTGTGTTCTTGCGATGACCCTGTATCGCACAGGATTTCCTTCGCCCGGGAATGGGACCAGGTGCGCCGCTACTATACCATCAACCGCAGGGTCAAAGTTAGCACCTGGAAACTCGAACCCACCCGAGATAGGAACCTCTCCTGGCAGACAGTCGATGAAGAGTGAAGTATACCCGCTGGGATCGGTTGGAACGGAGTAGCTTCTTACCTGCAGATTAGTCGTCACAAAAGAACCTGTAGGTCCTGTAGCTCCTTGTGGTCCTTCTTGATTCCATTCGATCGCAGTCTCACTTGAACCACATGTTTGTCCAGCATCTGTGTCAATTACGCGAAGGGCGCCACGAACGTTTGGATTGCCTGACGTGAGATAGCACCCGTGAATCACTCCACTGCTGTCGGGGATAGAAGCAACCGCTATGCCAGCTGATGCTAGTATAGCACCTAAGACGACTCCAACGAGTAGCTTCTTCATCCTAGGCTCCTATGTTGATCGTGAGCGTCACCGTCAAGACCCAAGTCTGAGTCGACGGCTTCGTTCCTAGCGATTCAACCTTGCGGCTGAACATCGTAACTGCGGCCACGGCATTGAAGTAGCCCCACTCTTCCCATGCGAAGTTTGCCTCTCCAGGTGCGAAGACCGCTCTAGCCGTGATCACGTTCGTTGCACGTGAAGGGAAGGTTGCTTCCATAGGCCGGCGAAACGTCGAACCGCCTTGAAGGTCGGTCTGTCCAGGTGCGAAAGCACCAGCTCCGTTGCCAACTCCCAAGTGGGCGTTTGCGTTGTTGAACTCTGTGATTGCCTCGCCGTTGAAGTCAGTCGCGATGTGGTTTCGCCCTGCGTCAGTTAGAGGCATTGTCTACCCCTAGGATCTGTGTGTTGACTGCGAGCGAGGAGTCCATAGGTGGCGGGTTTAGAATGCGCTCGATGACCTCGCCGTTCTTGATGCGTAGGACCTCGATCGGCTTGTCACCTTCCTTGTACTCGCCTTTGTACTTCTCCAACAACACCTCCTCGTCGAAGCCGAGAGTCGAAATGTCTTCACGGTCTTTCACCCTCCACCTCCTTTACGCGTGCTCAAGCTTCAACGTCGCACGACAGGAAACAGCTGCCGGAGCATTGCATCGAATGACGAACCCCTCGGCCACTGCAGTGTCGGGAGTCTGGCCGAGAGAGAAGTCGTAGCTGAAGAGTCCCTTGTTTGGATCGAGTGCGAACGGTAAGGTTGATGTAACAACAGTAGGCTCAGCTATCCAGTTGAAGCCTGCTGTCCAGTCAGCCACAGTAACCCTACCATACAGTTGACGCTCTGCGCCACCTGTCGAGTTGGTACCCGGTGAGTTCGTAGCGAACGTGCAGTAGCAAAGTTCGACGAGGACGGGCTCAGCCGATGCTGTAACCCCATCGAAGTCGATCTCGAAGTATTGCAAGTCAAGACCTACGCCCGCTCCCGCCTTGGCTCCAAGAACGCTCTTGGCAACACCGGCGGAGAGTGCGACCTCACCTTCGGTCGAACATGCGTACCCAAGCTTGGTCATATCCCTCCCTCCTATGCTGCCCTAAAGAGCCCGGCAACGTTGATCTGTGCCGTCAGGTCTGTGCCGTCAGTAGTAACTGTGAAGTCGTGAAACGTCCATGGAATGATGTTCGCGTCAGTACCTCCAGTGGTATCATCATCGAAGCAGACAAGCAGCTTGCCAAGTGTGTTGTTCACACCACCGCCTGCGGAGGTCCAAAGCAGGTCAGGAATGTCAAGGTCTCGTCGGTTGTTTGTGTCATCGGGTGCTGGCAAAGCTGCAAGCTCGGCATCAGTGAGGGTCTTCCTAGTATAGTTTGTGAAAGTTGCCTGGTCATTTGCTGCTGCAAGGAGTGCCGACAGGTCATCGTGGTTATTCAGTACGTCATCAGCCTCAAGTCCCGTTGCGATAAGAAGTACAACAATGAAGGCAGAGTTCGCATGGTGGTTGGACTTGACAATGCTGTACCACTCAACACCGCGGCCTTTGGCGATGTTGAAGACCCCGTCAGCCACGCTTCACCTCCTCACGCCTTCCCGTGTTCCTCTCCTGAGCCATCCCGATGCCAACGATGGTCCCCTCTCGGACCTCGTCATGATCGTGAGGCTCCTCCCAACCCTCATGGCGATGGCTGTACTGACCGTTCTCCATCGAGTGGTTGTGATACTCCATCGTCATTCCTTCGGCCCTCCTGTTCTACTGCCCTGACGAGAACCGTCCACGTTACCGTTCTGCTGCTGGACAATCTCGCCGGGGGCGGGCTTCTCTTCCTCTTCCACAAGTGGCCTTCCTTTCGTTATCCTTGCTTCGACGTCACGTTCTGTAACGTCATCGCCACCTAGTGGGAGGTCCATCTGGTCACGGGTCCACTGTTCGAGGTCCGGAGTAGGTGTGAGGATCCCAGGCTCCGCGAGGTTCCGCATCGCTACACTGAATGCCCTCCAGTCAGCAGCCTCACCGATACGTCGGACTCGAAGCTCTGGATATGACAAGATCTTCGATCCGTAGTTGTACCTGACGAGGTCTGGGATCGCGTCCTTGTTGATGTTCATCCGTACAATGTCAGAGACATAGCGCAGGGCCTTCATGAAGATCTCCATCTGAGAGCTACCTAGCGCCCGAGACCCTGAAGTGGTGCTTCCGAGGTTCATGAACTGCCCAAGAACGTTACGGGCAATCATGAGGTCGTGGTGCTCTGCGGACTTGAGGACGTCCACAACTCCGGTGTTCATCGCGATGAACTCAACGTCCCAACCCGGAGGCAGCGTAACGTACGCCTTCTCGTTCGTCCTTAGGTTGCGCCCAAGTTCATTGGCAAACGTCTTGTCCTCGTTTGTGAAGCCTGGAGGTAACTTGATCTTTGGGATACCGATGCCGTGGCGTTCCTTCTGAATCGCATCGACCTTGTACAGGTTCTCCTTGTAGTACCAGTGTTTGTAGGCACTACGAAGGATCGAGGTACCCTGTGGGTCTCCTCCCTCCTTGTCAAGAGTGAAGATCATCAGCTTCGGCGCTGGGATGTCTACCTGTGAAGAGAAGTTCGTTTGGCCATCGACGCGGTTGAAGACGATGTGGTTCACAGTACCGTTGCTATTGAACTCGAAGCGATCAACGTGCACAGGGTGTCGAGGTGCGAAGGCCTCCCATCGGACTACTTCCTTCTCACGTGGACGTTGCTTCTGAGCATTCTTCCACGTGTCCATGACGAAGACCTTCTCGAATGCGTAGTACCCGTAGTCAAGCATGAGAAGGCATTCCCAAAGGAACTCGATGAAGGGCGTCCGCATGTGATTCAAGGCCCACCAAGCGAAGTCCGCGATCTCACGGTCCTGATCAGACGCAGATGCTGGCTGCATGTACCACTGTGCACTGATGATTGGTGTCTTCACCAGGCGCAGCGTGGCACGAATCTGAGCATCAGACCTACGCATTTGGTCATAGGTCTTGATACCGCGGATGCCTCGGAGCTCTGGGTTGTACTCGATGATGCCAAAGCTACCGTATGAGGTCATACCGGTAGCCCCGAGCTCTCTCAGGTTAGGCTTCTCTGCAAGCTCAGCAGTGTCTCTAGCATCTTCTATGGTCATGCGGGCTGCTGAGCCTCTGAACCAATCCCTAATTGCCATATCACCACCTCGGGATATCGTCTAGGCGGAATGCAGAATCGTCAGCCCTCGAGAAGACACCCTCACCACGACTGAAGATGCCTACTGGATCGGGCTCACGCCCGATTGCTTCGTCAGAAGTAGGCCCACCAAGGTCTCTTGACTCCATTACGTCTGAGAGGTGGTAGCGGGCCCCAAGTTCGAACAAGTGCATGATGCCATAGCGGATCGCATCCATGCAGTGGTCGTTCAGCTTCTTTGGCTCTTCCTTCTTGTTCTCTATCGCGGTTCTGGCAAGCTGCTTGGTCCGGTAGTTCTGGAACTCGAAGATGGTATTGTCACAATTGCGGTCCACGTACAGGTGTGTCTTCTGCTCACCTAGGTCGTTCAACTGCACTGCAAGGAAGTCCTTGACCTTCTTGATCCCAGTCAGCCAGTCCTTCTTGGCTTCAGGGTCACTGTAGGTAGGAGCAACCAGTCGACTCATTGTCGCAGTAGCCTTCGGGTCAGCCGAATCACCGAACCCGCAGACGATCGAGTACCCTTCAGGCTGTGGGCGTGCGTTCATGATCGCAGCATGGTCGCTGTCGATCTTCCCCGAGTCGTAGTACTCCCTCCAGATGTAGACCTCGTCTGAAGGCGAGATCTGTGCATCTAGAGCCACGAACGGGTTCTCGAATCCGTAGTCAAAGAACAGGTAGTTAGGCCACTCTGGGTTATACTGGTACTTGTCGACGATGTGGACCTCATCAGCCCACTCGGTGTAAATCTGCCCCACGAAGGATCGAAAACTAGCTCCGATCTCCTGCCAGAAGAAAGGATCGTCCGGTGTTCGTAGCTGTCTTTGGATCTCTGGGTCATCGAATCCCTCCGGGTACACGTACGGATTCTCCCAAGCTGGGAAGTTCCAAGACTCCCAGTCCGGGTAAGCGGGGTCCTGTCCCCACTTGTAGATGTCGTAGAACCAGTTGAAGCCTTCCGGGGTACTTGGGAAGATCGCCCAGCCATGTTGGTCTGCGAGGGCAGGCGTAATGTACTTGTCCCAGACCGTAGGCGATTGTTTTGCTGCCTCGGAAACAATGACACCAGCCAACCCCTCACCAACCAGAGTATCTGGGTGCTGCGCACTCTTGACATCTACCCGAGTACCCCATGGCATCTCGATGTACATGTCACCAGTGCGAACGTTGTACGCCTTCCTCTTGATGTTGTGCCCCATCTTCAGGTTGATGATGATGTCTTCCCACAAGTACCTGAACTCCTTCTCTCCCAGTTCATAGGTCGGCCCGACGATCCAGTACCGATTTCCCCTTAGGGACAAATCGAGCATGTCTGGGAGCAACTCAGCTGCAGCCATACGGGATTTCCCGAACCGACGTCCGCACGAGGGTACCTTGAATCGTGCAGGGCTATCGTGGAACAGCTTCTGCTTCACGTGGGGCAGGTATTTGATCTTCTCCCACAGAGCCTGGGTGTCAATCATTAGTTCCACCACTTGATGAGCCAGAAGAAGACCCTCACTACCCGACCTCGGAAGTTGTCAGCAGCGCCTAGGTGTTCATACTTCAGTCCATCAGGACAAATGGGTACCTGGGTTAGGCTCGTACTGTAGGTTGTATGGGTGTTTACGTTTACCTGCATCATAGTAGCTCCACGAGGTTACGTCCATCGAGTAGTGTCACGTTGCAAAGTGCCCTTCCGAAACTGTCCAGCTTAGTCGACTCGACCCATACTATGGTACCGGGTGGAATCAAGGTACCCAGCAGGATCTTGGCGTCTTCGTACCCCTGCTCCCCCCTCTCGGGGGCATCAACTCCGAGTAGTCGAATGCGGCTAGGAGCACCTGTGACCTCTCTTTGCCAGACACCCCATCCAAGATCGAGGTCAGCAGCAAACGTGTCACCATCGACAACACGTAGCACTGTCGCCTGTACGGTCCAAGTCGTCATGCGGTCCGGAAGACACCGACGGTTAGGGAGGTCACACCGCTGTACGTCCATTCTATCAACCCGTTTGCAGGGTTGGTGAATCGTGTGGGGTCGAGCATGAATGCCCTATCGGCAGCGTTTGGAATCGAGAAGCTGATGTCAGGGTTGAATGACAGAGCCTGTGCTGGCGAGATACTGGTTGGGTCATTGACTGTGACAACCCAAGTGCTGCCCGAGGCGTTCTTGAAGTAGAGCATGCATCGGAAGCCTGCTGGTGCGAAGGCGTCTCCCCCTCCAGCTGCTGCTGCAAACGTAGGAGTGAGGAGAGCAAAGTCAACTACCTGAACCGAGAGAGTTGCCACTTACACTCCCTTCACGAACCTACCGGTGTTCTGTCATCGTCCCATCGAAACTGAGCCTCGCTACCGTCTGCGTTGTAGACCCTGAGTGGGAAGTGGGTCTTACACCCTGCGCAGTACGTTCCACCGTAGAACTTTGGGTTCCTGGCGTAGGTTTCAGCGATCTCTCGACCCATCGTCGTGACAGTACCGCACTTGACGTGAACGTAGCTACGCCGAACAGGACGTGCAAACCCCTTCCCGCGCTCCTCTTCAGACAGGACGAGGTAGCACTTTTGCATCCCGCTCTCTTCGATGACTACGAGGCACGGGTCGTTGGGATCAGTAGTGGTACCCACTACTCACTCACCTGCGGCCTTGTCCTTCGTCTGGATGTCGCCGAGGAGTTCCTTCCAGGGATCGCTGAGCCCACTCTGGCCCACGGGCTTGCCAAGGTTCCACTCCAGAACGTACTTAGAGGATTCCATCCTCACACGTTCGGTCGAACCGTTCTCGGCCAGCTGGACTAGCTGCTGAGCGGCGGAAACAAGTCCATCTTTCAGGATCTGCTTGGCCGCTTCCTCAGGCGACTCAGAGGGTTTGTACCCATGAAGGGCTTCGTACACTTCGTCGTCAGATGGGATGTTGCTACTCTGTGCGAACTTTTGGTAGTCGTTGATCTGGCCATTACTACTGTCAGCGTTTGCTTCGGGTGGGGTTGTGTCCGACTGTTTTGGCTCCTGTTCCTCTGCGCTCGGCACTTCCTCACCTCCTCACGGCATGCTTCACTCGTATCTTTCCTACCTAGTATAGCTGGAACGCTCCTTGCAAGGCAAGCTATGTCTCGTGGGTGTTTTCTCTAATCCCTCGGGTTACCCGTGAATTTCTCTAGGATCACGCTTCTGTTTCAGGTACCCGGGTAGCGATAGTAGGGGCAGAACCGTTTGTGTAGGGGTACCATTGAGGGGCGCCGTGGCTAGAAAGTGTTGTTGATTTCGATTTCATGTATTATGAAGTTGTTGAAGAAAGAAGAACCAAGAGGAAAGGAGGTGACTACCATGAAGACGATCAGCATCTACCGTCTCGCCAAGACAGCAGGTGTGCAGCCGCAGAGCCTCTACACACAGGCGAAGCTGGGGAACCTGAAGGCCCAGAAGACCACGTGTGACCACTGCGGGCACACAGCGTGGACTGTTACGGAGACCGTCGCCCAGGAGTACCTGACCAAGCGTCAGGAGCGACTGGCGAAGAAGGACTCCTAGTCCAACCGTCAGGGTGAGGGTTCGGAAACGGACCCCCGCCCCGACGAGTGGAAGGAGGTGAACAAGATGACGAACAGGACCAAGCGGGCCGCCGGGGCCCTGGCCGTGGCAACCATTCTAGGGGGCTTCGGGGCAGGACGGGCAACAGCTGGTGGTGACGGACGGTCAGTCCGCTACACGACCCCTGGTGATCGATACCCGGTGATCGTGGTGGAGGGACGCCGGTGTCTCCTAGCCGAGGACAGCATCCGCCTACGGGTGGTGGACTACGACCCAGGGCTGGTGGTCTACCGGTGCATCGTGCCGTAGCACCTGAAGAAGGGAAGCCGGTCCGAAAGGGCCGGCTTCCCTTATGCTTTGTGGACAATACCGGGAACACAACTTTGGAGCCCCGGAGTAATTCGGCTACATCCTGGGAACACAACTTTTGCCTATGACCCTAATTCGGCCCGGGGGGCCGGCGCGGGCGGTGGGCTACCCTTCTTCCACAGGGGCCGGGGGTGATGGCGGCCCCATCTTACCGGCGTTCTCTATTAGGGTCGTCCAGGCCTCTGAGACTTGGTACTCCTCGTCCTCTTCGGTCACGTCTTGAGAAGGGGTGTCCCCGGGTCCTAGACTCCGGACGTCTGCAAGACATGAGGAGCACCTGTAGCCTTGCAGTTCGTGGACCCAAGCAACTGCCCGGTTGCGGAGGCACTTACTACAGGTCCCTCCTTCAAGGCCTGCTCCGAGTGTCTTGGGGACCCCCAAGACTGCCATCATAATCTTCCGCGGGTTGGGCATCCCGCCTCCTCTCCTCTGACTACTTCTATTATAACTGGTCCCGAGGTAAAAGTCACGATCGGTCAATCGATTGGTAGGTCCATTTTAGATTGTGGCTTATACTACTCGAAGGATAATAAGGATAATACAAAGATACAACTCCCTTAGTATTTGTATATAAGTAATATACTATATATAACTATTCCTAAAGAATCATAACTATAGGAAAAGGTGAATAGAGCGTGCCGCATGTCCACTTGCCGTGAATGCAACTTCCAAGGTTCTCGTGCTTACGTTGAGGCTAGCTACTATGTGCTCCTCAGGATAAAACTCTTTTCGGAGGATACCAAAGGAACCCCTAGGGATGCTGATTGTCAACCGGACTTGGGGATGCTATAAGATAGTGGTAGATGGGAGCAGGCTACCAAACCGAGCTCCCAATCTACGAAACAGGAAAGGAGGTGAATACCAAATGAAGCGAGCCGAGTACGAGCACACAGGGTTCGGTAAGTGGAAGTGGGTAGACCACAGGCTGTGTGACCGTTGCGGACGTGAGATCCTGTTCCCTTGGGAGGGACACTCCGCGAACGGCGTCGCCTCAACTGAGGCGCGTCTGTTCGGGGTCTATGAGGACCTCGACAGCGGTTGCTACACAGCAGTCTACCACGGACAGGACGCAACCAGAAGCGAGCCGCTTCTGCACTTCGTCGGAAACCTGAGGCCGACAGGTGTGAACGCACTAGCAGCATCGAAGCGAAACCAGCTACAAGGGATCGTGTAGAGGGAAGGTGAACAGGGTGAGGCTCAGGAAGGCCGATAGGAAGTTCATCAAGGAGGCCCTAGAGTGGTGCCTTCAGAACTCCGTCGACGACGAGGAGTTCATGCACCTGAACGAAGAGGAGAAGGTACAGTTCGCAAGGGACATTGTCACTTACGAACGGCTCATCAGGAAGTTCGACCGCTAGGCAATGGAGGCGAATAACCGGAGGCAACACATGAGACCCGCAGACGAAGAGACGTGGGAACAAGAGTACTGGGACGAGTACCTCAACGAGTTCGGACCTGAAGCCTACGTTGAGGCCCGCTTCGGAACAGAACCACTTCAGAACATGGAACGCAGCAAGGGAGGTGAGGTGGATGGGGCTCAAGGGCAAGACCTCGCAGCAGCGTGACAGGATTCGAGCACGCCGGATCCGCAAGCTCCAGCGGCTAGCTCGGAAGCGGAACAGGTCATAGGGAATACTCTGTAGGGTAACACAAGCGGATGGGGACGATAGACGGTGAGGGCAGGCAAGCCTCACCACAGTGCAACTCGTACTGGTAGCGTTCCGTCCCATTCGGTGAACATAGAAGGAGGCTACGACGGTGCTGTGACTTGAGCGTCCTGCCTGACAAGAGACCACGTCCGGGCTAGGCGCTGAAGTACACAGACGAAGGGCGATTGAACCTAAGGAGGTGACACAATGGACGGGCAGAAGGATTACGGTACGGCGTGGCTGTTGACAGGCCTCGTGATCGGTGCCATCCTAGGGGGCTTCCTAGTCTACCTCTGGGCACTGGCCAACCCCGCGAGCCTGACGTAAGGGGAGGAGTAACACATGCCAGACAAGAAGGTCTACCCGGAGACGAGTGACCTCGAAGAGAAGCTAGCGTCGATCCTCAAGGACTCGACGCTCAAGCAGTGGAACATGTTCACTGTGGCAGCGAAGATGTCCGAGTACATCGGGGAGTACGAGCACGGGTCGGTCGACATCGAGGACCTGTTCAAGGAGGTCCCACTTCACCACCGTGCCTACATGCTGCGTGCAACATCAGCGGTGCTGGTCGACTTCTTCGAAACGCTGGTGCATGGAGAGGAGGTGTAGTTGTGACCACTACGGTGTTCCACATGACGGTCAAGGAGCCAGGTGCTCCTAAGAGCAAGACGAGGAAGTTCCGCTACACCGACCTCATCGTCCTGTTCGAGAAGGAGCACGAGGCACACCGTGCTGGGTTCGAGACCAAGGTCGACACCGTCCGTAGTAGGTAGTGGGTTGCGTACGAGGGCTCAGTTCGGACCTGGAGTGAGCCCTCACCGGAGTCCACTAGAGGAGGTGTGTTATGGACTATGTTGGCAACGACGCGAACCGCACACAGCGGCGTGTCAGGGTCACGAAGACGAAGGTGACCAAGAAGGGTCGTACGGATGAGATACTCCCACTCGATCCTCGGGAGGGCGTGTTCCGTGACGACGAGATCGCCCGCGCGAAGGGGAAGTGATAGAATCGAATTTCCACGAGGACACGGCTTGCTTATTCCGAGTGGGCTGTGTTAGAATTAGATAAGGCGATGAGCCTAGAAAGGACACCCCATGGCCAATGGTGGACCTTGCGGATCACCCCAAGGCGAAGACCTCGTACAACAGGTTGCCCACGAGCTCGGTATCACAGACGAGGACAACTGGGATCTGATGGACGAACTTCGTGAGGCAGTCGAGAAGGATGGGCCTCAAGGCGACGAAGCCTATGACCAACGTGGCTTCGGCATGAACGCACTCGAGGAGTTTGGCCCTAACGGACCAGACGGAGAACCTGATGACCCGAGGGCGTACGAATAGGGAACTAGCCGATTGGGTGTTGGCACTTGACATCCGGAGACGGACACAAGACCGACGCCCTGTGGGCTAGCAAAGGCAACACGCCCGCGGCTGACCTCTGAAAGGGGGTGACAGGAATGGCATACGGAACGTGTAGGGTGTGCGGGTCGAAGTTCTACTTCGACGCTGTGCGCGCAGACCAGAAAGGTCGACGGCCTCAAGTCTGCCCAAGCGGCCACCCTCTTCTGAACATCATCCGTGCCCGGCAAGGTCCACAGGCCTTCTTCGAGTGCCCTAGAGGACACGTTGCACGTCCCTTGCTCTATGCTCCTGTCACGCCTGAGGCGAACATCGTTGTCTGCACAGGTAAGACGAAGAAGGGCAAGGCTTGCGGCGAGATGTTCCTCGTCTTCGAACGTCGTGCCTCGAAGGGGGTGCTGACACGTGGACAAGCCAAAGTGTCCTGACCACCCTAAGGCAGGGACAGTTTCTGCTCGCAAGGCGGGAACGTCGGTAGAACGCTGGCACTGCATAACGTGCTGGAGAGATCTAGGCTTCGCTGGGTACAACGACGGCTCTTACGAAACTGTCGTAGTGGACGAAAGGAACGTCGAGGGACAATGATTGTCAACCGTACTACGGCCTGCTATATAATCGTGGTAAGTCAAGAGAGGAGGACTGGTTGACACGAACAGTCATAAGGGTCGAACGGCTTCCTGAGGGACCGCCTGCTCTCGACGTCGAGTACCTGAAGTGGATTCGACGTAGGGTCGCTGGGGGTAGCATCTCAGAAGCTGCTGCCCTAGCAGGTATCAGAGCACGTGCACCACACCTTACGCTGAAGCAGGCGAAGGTCAAGCTAGGGTAGGTGCTTGAACGTCTCGCACGAGTGGTTCTAGTAGCCGGGATTAGAATAGGCAGTGACGATCTGACAGACGTTATTGCCCGGCTCACGTGTCACTCCTACACTCGTGCGAGGCCTTGAGGCACAAGCCTCGCTGAGAGGGATGGAAGGAGGTGCAAAGCCGAAATGGCCGACACGAGTCTCGGTACGTACACGTTCGAGAAGGAGACACCGGGCACGCGACGTTATCAGTCGAAGTCGGAGAGCGGACGGAAGGAGACGATCTACATTCCGAAAGCCACCGCCGAGAAGATGTCACCGCCGAACCCGGAGTCATTCGAACTGATCGCCCGCACGTAACAACAAGGCGGCAGCAAGGGAGGCACGAGGCCCATGACAGCCTTACGGCTGACAGACAAGATCATAACGTCCGAGCTTGGTCCGACTCGGAGGCCTCCCGCAAACAGAACGTCTCTGCTCCTGAGGGTGGAGACAGCCACGGATCGACCGAACCGATTCTTGTGGGAAGCGGTGTAGGAGATCCAATGTGGCCAATTACTAAGGACGGCTATGAAGCAACACGCAGTAGATGGCACAGGGAGGGTCTCGCCGTCCAGGTCTTCTCAGGACCCTGTGCCATCACTGCTTCGCCCCTTCGCGGGTGACGGTCAGAGCCTTGCTCTTCAGGTCAGGGCTCCGGCCGTGGTCTACGAAAGGGGGAACATAGTGCCAGAAGGTGTCTGGAAGCGTAGGTGGGAACGGCTGAGGGAAGCAGGTCTCACCTTCGAACAGGCCCAGATCGTGTACCGAGTCCTTGACGAGACACGTGCGTTCGGCTATCAGTGGACGGCCGATACTGCATACAAGGACTTGGAGGAGGCATATGGGGAGGTGAAGGTTGGTAACAAAGAAGGCCAGTGACACGCGGAGGCGTCTGAACAAGTTGGTCGTCGGTAAGTCGACGTCCTTCAAGACAGATTACGCGTACGAAATCGCAGCGATTCGTGCACGTGTGTTCTCCACCGCTAAGTCGATGGGGATCACAGTCCAGACCGAAAAGAAGGGCAAGCGAGGCGGCAACGGCTTCATCCTCCAAGTCACACGAGTGGCTTAGGAGGGTTCAACGTCCGGCATATCGACGAAGCGATTTCTCCTGGCCATGGGGTCCGCTCCGGTGTGCCGGGCCTTGAGCCCTTCGAACGTACCAGGAACGGGCTTTGAAAGGAGGTGGTCATGCGGGCCTACAGCGTCTAAAGGGCCCTGTGCCCAGCGTCGTACACGGTCAGCGTCCATTGGGGACTAAACGGATACTGTGGTTGGTTCCGCAGTCAAGCTGATACCAATCCGTATATACCGTGTGCGGCGCTGGGGACAGTAGCCAAACGAGCTAACGCCCTATATAACAGGACTAAGAGGAGTCAAATGGATAGACCAGGTGTATCAGCAGGGACAGGTAGTCCAGCACTGCGTTGCGTCTTCGAAGAGTACAGAGGCATACAGCAGTCCTTGAAGGAGGAGCTGCCTCTCTACAGGCCGTGCGGACGACCTGGAGTAGGGATGTTTGAACAGAAGCCTTACTGCGACGAGCACATAGAGGCAGTGGCCCAGGAAAGGAGAACACAATCAGCACGCAAAGCAAACGACCAAGCCTCACAGGCCGACTGAACGAGCAACCGATGCTGACCAACGTCAGGAAACTTGCACGACTGATCCTGACTAATGAGCAGCCAGAGTCGGTTCAGTACGAGGACTACATCTCGGGACGACGGTACGTGATCCATCTTACTAACAACCATCGTCTCGAGTTGTTCGTCCCCTTCGAAGTGAACTGATACGCTCCCAAAGGAGTTGAAAAAAGATTCCAGGAACGGGCTTGCTTTCGCCAGTTGGGGTGTCATATAATTGGGTGAGAGCAAGAGAGATACCATGACATCGACACCTACGGAGAGGAGGTGACACACATGGCGCGCAGCAACGGCGAGAACCAGGAGCCCGAAAGCAACATCGTGACTCCGGTCGCCCTCTCGAAGGAGCTGGGTATCCGTCCGCAGATCATCTTCGGGTGGACCCGCGGTGGCAAGCTGCCCGTGCACTTCTGCGTTTGCGGGCACCAGTACCTGCAGCGGGACGAGGTCGCAACGTTCCTCGCGGAGCGGGAGGCCAAGCAGGCGGAGAAGGAAGCCAAGGTCGCAGCCGAGCTCGAGGCGAGCGAGGCAGAGACGGCGGCAGCCTAACTTCAACTGAAGGGCTTGGGACACAGAGAAGGTTCCAAGCCCTTTGGTGGAGGCTAGGAGAAGCCCCTGGAAGGACGGTCGTATGGTATTACGGCGTGGCCCACAGATCCCTTTTCGAAAGCCACAAACGTCCCTCACACTCAGGGGCTTCTCGTAGTCTCTACAGGAGGTAACGTGGAACAAGTGCAGACACGTAGCGACGGAGGTGAACTCAAGTACTTCGACAGCCTGAAGGAGGCATTCGAGTACGCTGAGAAGCACCATGACGTCTGGAAGATCAGCTTCAACTTCGGCAACGAGCGTGTTCGTCTTGTTCGTGACGAAGAGTACCCTAGCCAGTTCGTGTACGTGCCCATCATCTCCTAGAGAGGGCAGATGGCTGAAGCATATGGATTCACCGGTACCCGAAAGGGTATGACGGGCGCGCAGCGCAGAGCTGTCCGCGCGATGCTTCAGGCTGCTTCCGAACTACATCACGGCTGCTGCACAGGCTCAGACCATGATGCCCACCTTGCAGCACAGCTCGAGAACGCCCACCGGGCTGCTCTCACTAGACTCAACGAGTCGCTGTCTCCGATTGCTATCTGGGCGCATCCGCCTAAGGACACACGTTACCGGGCAGCATGCGAGGGTGCTCACACTTACTTCCAACCCAAGCCGTACTTGGAACGGAACGCCGACATCGTCGACTACCTTCCCGCTTGGGGCAAGATGATCGCCACGCCGCGGCAGGCACCTGACAAAGAACCACAGGGGTGGTTACGCGGCGAAGGGACTTGGTGGACAGTCCGTTACGCACTCAATGCCAATCGGGTCGTCAACATCGTCTGGCCCGACGGGACACTCGAGGTGAGGAAGCCATGAGTGCGCACAACTTCGAAGGCCGTCTGAGGACGTTCGTTTCTACGTGGGACCTAGGTGATGAGTGGATGACGGACGAGATCGTAGACCGAGTTGGCTTAGGTAAGTCCCTCAACAGCGACCGTATGCACACTCGAACGAATCTTATGCTCCTGGAATCAGAGGGGACAATCGAACGTCACCAGACAGGTAGGTTCGCTTTTTGGAGGAAGCCATGAAGCCGGGCGAGGAAGAATGCACAGACCCCACGGGGCGAGAGCTGGTGTCGATTGACCTCGACATCAAGCCCATTCCAAGGCACGACCTTGCTCTCATAGTCACGGGCATGTGCACACGTTGCGGCGGAGTGGACGAAGAACGCATACACGAGTACATGCAGAACGTTCCCAAGCCATTCAGGAAGGGAGGTGAACATGGAGGTTGACATCAGTGGTCTAGACAAGGTCAAGGTGCTGCAGACTCTGTACAATGCCAAGGTGCCGATGGGGATGGGTATGCTCCACTACGACCCAGAACCATTGTCGGATGACGAGGCGAAGAGGGTCATCGAGTACCACACCTTCCTAGCGGACGATAGTGGCCCTGAGACGTGCTACTTCGACTACGTTGCGGGGCGTCCTCTGAAGGTGGACATCGCCGGAGACACCGTCAGCATGAGGCTGTACGATCGTGAGGGTGGCGAGGGCATGGGCGACTTTGTCATTCACATCCTAAGGATCTTCGACGATCCGTATCACCCGATCATCCAGGAGGTCCACAAGACGGGGATGGTCTCTGCCATCGGGTACGCTCGTTTCCTGGTCGGAGAAGACAGCCCGAAGGCTGACGAGGTCATCAAGCACGCTGACGGTTCAGAGATGCTCATCAAGTCTCTGGATGGCCATCTCCTAGGGAACAAGGAGTTGGGCGAAGCCATCAAGCGAGCCGAAAGGACCCTGAAATAGTATTGAAGACCCTGCACAGGCAGTTCGCCCTCCGTGGAGAACCTGCGCCACCATAGTGGAGAACCGCAGCCACGTCTAAGAGGGTTCAGTGCGTGCCAGGTAGGTTGAAGGCCTACAGTCTGTGCAGGGCCTTGAGTACTAGGAGTTGAGATTGCCAAGTGGGCTGGGTTATAATTGAAGGGGAAGGAGGTGATTACATGGGGATGCACGAACACAAGTCCAAGAAGGGTGTTTGGGCGCACGAGGACCACATGGTCCCGTCGATGTTAGGTGGTCATGGACACGGACCGGCAAAGTACGTGGGACCGGTCGAAGAGGAGGCGAGGGCTTTGGTGATCGACGAGATCGTTGCCGAAGAGGCTGCCTCGCAGGAGTCGCTTTTGATCCTCACCGTGAAGTGCAAGGACGACGTCGACGTCAGTGACCTCGCGTACATGCTCTTTGGTCCGTACAGTGACGCGAAGGAGTTCGGCGAGGAGGTCACGAAGAGGGAGTTCACTCTGACACGAGTGAACAGTCAGGAGGGGTAAATGGAACTCGGTGTCTGTGAGATACACGGAGGCGAGCCCGTCATAGTGGAGCATATCTCGTTCTGTGGCGAGAGCGTCGACGTCTGCTTCTCTTGCCTAGATGAACAAACTGGCACTAAGAGCAGAGCCGAGTTCCAGGACATACAAGACGACAGGTACTACACCTACAAGACGAAGCTGCTGGAGGCGGCAGGTAAGTAGTACCCCGAACGTCCTGCACAGGTGCCATGCCTAGGCAGTCATGGTGTAAATAACCTGCCTCCCGCTGAGATAGGCGGAACTAAAGAGTGGCCTGTGTAGGGCCTTGGGGGTACTATGAACAGAGTCTACTTAGGAGTGTGGATACTAGGAGTCCTCCTATTCTGGGAGGCGATGCACAACTACGGCCAGGAGATGAAGAAGCAACTGGCCGGTGCGCAGAAGCAATTAGCCAAGTCGATAGAGGACCTAGGTAAGGCAGTGCACCAGTTCCTCGATGTGACTACAACACTGGGGGTCACGATGGAGCAGGCAGCACGACAGTTCCGAGCATACAGTCAGAGTTGGCACTTCCACGTAGGAGCGTTTGACGTCAGCGACGAGGCAATTGAACTGCTAGTAGGCGGGCTTGAACTGGATGTGTACCCGCACCAAGATCAGTACGCAGAGTTCCCAGTGCACCTCAACCTGTGTTGGAGGTGCGAGAACCTTCTGACAGAGGACGAAATGGAGTTCGGCCTTTGTAAGAACTGCAGACAGGATCTGGAGGACCTATGAGAGAGATGAAGATCCGAGATCAGAACTACCCGAGCTGGCGTCTTGAACTCAAGGACAACGGCTCAGTCACATGGATAGGCGTTGAGAGGGGACCTCTCAGTCTGCACTTCGAGAACGCACGGTACCTGGTCCTCAAGGAAGCAGGGCACCAGTGGTACCTGAACCAGTACAACAAGACACAGTACGAGCCGGCCAAGTTCATCGTGTTCAAGAAGTGGGCCGTCGACGTCCCCTACAAGGGAGAGCCTTCGGTACAATTCGAACTCCAACAGACGTTGGAGTTCTACGTCAAGCCAGACCTATCTTACCTGAAGACATGAACGAAGATCCGCTAGTGCCGTCGAGGGGTTGCTTCTTCGGATTCCTCTTTAGTGCAGTCATAGTTGCGGGACTCGTTCTAGTGGCTCTGGTACTAGCATTCATCCTAGAGTGAGGGAGTGACGATGGACTGGACAACGATGATACGGTTCGATCGATGGCGTCCTTCAGAGCTCCTAGTCGCACTACGGTACGTCTTCAAGGCGTACAGGATGAGGTCGGAGATGACGATGTCGATCTGGGAGATGCACCCTAACAAGAGGAGGTGACATGCCGAAGAGTAAGACACATGCGAAGCGCCGAGCAAAGCAGAAGGGCGTTCAGCATGATCACAGTCGCTACGTCCCAGGATGTATGCGCTGCGAGTTGAGTAAGGCAGAAGTGAAACAAATCAATGACGGAGCCAAGAGGGTTCAGGCGGAGGAGCCCAAGGAGAGTTACACGATTGACGACATCTCCGGACGAGCTTGAGGAAGAACTGGAAGAGCTGATGGCAGACCTACCGAACGAACCGGAAGAGATCGAGGCAGAGCTCAAGCTCCACATGCAGTTGTATGAGGCCTTGAAAGACAGCTGGCGTAAGAAGGACCGGCTTCAAGCCCAGTACCACCTCGGACACGTTGCCGGTATCATAAAGACGATGGTCGCGCTAGGGCACACGGACTGGCTGAACCAAGTCGTGGACGAGTTGCAGGCTGAGTCCGATGAGAAGTGGTTTCAGACAGAAGGTGGCATGGCGATGACTGCTGGGGACGAGTGGATGGGCCGACAAGTCTACCGCATGTCTCGTGGTCGCGAACCGTATCCAGGACAGGGGTGACAGCTTGATCGATATGCATAAGCACCCCGCATTGGGGATCGTCATCGCCTGGCTCGAGAGCCGGGAGGATGATGTGGATGAGCTCCTCGGCATTCATGCGGCCCAGGGACCGGACGAGGAAGACAAGTTCGACGTCTACGAAATGGAGGCGGCTGCTCGAGACCTAGTCAACTTCGCTTCATGGCTAGCTCTGCAAGCCTACTCAGAGGGTCATCCTGACAGCATTGCACATGAAGAGAATCCCGAGCACGTAGCCCACACGATCGGGATCATCAAGGACATGGCTATGCATATGCCGCTAGTAGACGTGGAAGGAGATGACGATGACAACGGGTGACGAACGAGCTATCTGGAAGTACGCAGCCGCGCCAGACAGCTTTGTAGTCGAGATGCCTCAGGGTGCTGAGATCGTCAGTGTAGGGCTACAGGATCCTGACGTACGATTTGCCCCGGTAGGAGACATAGGGAAGGTCTTCGTGTTCTGGGCTGTAGTCGATCCGAGGAACGGGAAGGTGAATAGGAAGTTCAGGACAGTTGGAACTGGTCATCCGTACTTCATCGACGATGACGTGTACAAGTTCGTTGGCACAGTACAGTTCCCTGACGGGCTTGTGTTCCACTTGTTCGACCTAGGAGAGGTCTGATGTCTCAGGAGGAAGCGACTGAGGCAGTTGACAAGTTCAACCGCCACGTGCGCGAATGCTTCACCTGCCAACCTCTGTGGAACGTATACTGTGCGGAGGGGCTCGAGCTGAACGACGAAGCCGATGAGCAGACAGCCTTGTGGCTATAGGAACAGACTCGTCGCAAACGAGCCCGTAAGGCGACTTGATTCTGCCATAGGGTTGCTATAGAATTGGAGATAGCATGGAAGAGAAGGATGTCATAGTGACCAAACCTTTCATGTCACCCGACTGGGGTATCTGGGCCCTATGCTACATGCAAGTGTGTGCTCATGGTGAGGTTCCACCTGAACGGATTGAGGAAGTTGCGAACCTGGAGAATCCGCCAGGCAGCTCCGCACCGTGGAGCATAACCAACAAGTTCGACCCTGGTGACGATCTCGAACCTGTTGACCTTTCACCTGTGCAGTGCCTCGATGACCCGGTACGACTCCACTACATGTTGAGCTGCTGATGAACGACGAGCCCAACGGCTGGCCCTACGGAGATGATGACGTGGAGCTGACGAAGGAACAGATAGGCTACACGACTGAAGTGCAGGGAGGACTATGGACACTCACAGTCCTCTGCATATCGGAAACAGGTCAGCCCGGAGGAGGTAAGACCACAAGTGCGTTTACTCCGTTCGAAGAGGAAAGCGAGGAAGCAGTTGTACAAGTTGCAACACGGAGATGGCCCGAACTCAAGGTTGTCTCTAAGGTTGAGTGGGACAAAGTCTTCTTCGGAAAGTGGGGAGGACAACGTCCGACAAGTAGCATTGGGAGCACAGGCCAGCGGGTGGCGGCCTTCGGAAGGGCAGGGCGTGGTACTCGTAGCCTTCCTTCACAAGGGTCACCGGGCCTTAGTGCTGCAGGTCTACCCGAAACATGGGGAACACGTTCGCGTTCTGTGCCTCGAGGACGGTCGGGAAGTAACAGTGCACGCTCGACTGTGTCTGCGAGCTCAGTAGTTGAGAAGGCAGCAGACGGAACGTGGCCCCTAGATGAGTGGGTGCCGATTGTGCAGTGTGCAAAGCGGTTGGGATATCCTCCGCAGTACCTGTACAATGCAGTGTACCACGGCAAGATCAAGACACAGGGTGAACGTCCGAAGAAGGCCCTGTGGAGGGATGTTCTATCCAAGTACCGCCCTGACATCCTAAAGGAGATAACCGATGTCAACACCACTTGAAGCATTGCAGCTGATCGTAGAGGACACCGAAGCCGATGCACTCAAGCGAGTAGCATTCACACAGCTAGGCATCGGCTCCATCTACGGTGAGATGCTGGCCATGATCAGAGCACTAGCAAAGGTCATGATCAAGCACCTCGAGGAGCACCATGTTCCGTAAGAACTTCGACTGGGAGAAGTGGAAACGAGAACACCGCTGGGATGATCTTGCTACCTACAACGTGGAAGTCGCTCGTGGCATCATGCACACGCCTGAGTGGAAGACGAAGATGGCCGAGGAGCAGAAGCTGTTCAACGAGGAGCAATACAAGGACACCACCTGTGCTGATGTTGACTGCAAGCACCCTATGTCGGACCATCCTACCATGCGTGGGGTGATTGCAGACGGTATCACCACAGCGGTTGTACCGTTCTGTAACAGGTGCCAGAGGAACTGTTCTGGTGCCTTCGTCATAGCATGAAAGGAGGTGAGGAATAGTATAGTGTCTGTACTAGTCACTGAGAGGGGTGACAATTGAAGAAGGCCGTCCTGCTACTAACAGTGGCGACGGTGTTGGTGTTGGGAATGGTAGTGTATGTCGGAGGAGCTTCAGCTCAAGAAGACCCACCGGGCAATAATGGCACCGTCAAGATTGACGGTGTCGAGTTCGATGGCCATCCGGATAACCAGCCGCACGTTGGCTGTGTGTTCCAGGTTGACTTCTACGGCTTTGACGAAGGAGACCTGAACGCAACCGTGACGTTCGAGACGCAGCCGCCGACCACTCCGGTGACGACGCTGCTGACCGATACGGTGTTTATCGGTGAGGACGACAACTCGGGCGGTGGGTCAGAAGCTGGCTTGGACGCTGGTGAGACTTACGATCTCACGGCGCTCCTCGCAGGGTTCGAGCCTCACGACATCCAGGGGTTCCATATCAAGCTGACGGTGAATGCGCCAGGCTCGATTGGTGCCGACACGAAGTTCAAGGTGTTCTGGGTGACGGGTTGCGAGACACCTCCGACGACGACGTCAAGTCCGCCGCCGCCACCGGTGACGACTACTACCACTACCACGAGTAGTGTTCCACCACCACCACCGACGACGACAACAACCACAACAACGTCGTCAAGTCCACCTCCGCCAGAGGAGACGTCAACGACAACAGAAGCAGCTCCACCGCCTAACGAGAACACACCACCCAATAAGGGAACGCCTTCGAAGTTGGCGTTCACGGGTTCAGAAACAATCCCGCTTGGGATTGTTGCGTTTCTGATGTTCTTGGTCGGACTGTACTTGGTTCGACGTGGCGCGCTAGCAGCAAACGACGACTAGTCGCTTGCGTCTCGGGCTCTCTCGCAAGAGAGTCTGGGGCGGAGGTGATAAAGATGCCAACAGTAGAGAGCGACCTTCGACGGAAGCTTGAAGACCAAGGCTTCCGCATCACGGGGAAGGCGAATAGTGCAGGCTGGGTTGTGAAGGCCCCTGAGGGAACTGACTTGTCTCTGCTTCTCAACCCGACTGGGATGGTACACATTCACACTGACGGTCTTAGTACTGAGAAGGACAAGATCGTCGCCATCCTAGGCGAGCTCCGGAAGATCGGGTTCGACCCTAACTGGGAAGCCCCGCGCAAGGTGGTACCTGAAGGTCCTTCCTTAGAAGAGCAGACGGGGATGGAAGTTCACGAGAAGCCTAAGCCGAACCCTGATGACCCAGATGACAGATGGGTCACGTACGTAGAGGCAGCAGAGATCGTTGGTCTCAAGGGTGGCTCCGGAGTTGCTCAGCGCGTCAAGGCAGGGAAGCTTCGTGCTGTGAAGATGCCAGCTATGCTGCCAGGCATCGGCGGTGGACAACGACAGACACAGGTCTTCCACGTGAACGTCAAGGAGCTTCTAGCCTCTCAGGACAGCAGAGGCAGACCAGGGCGTCCGAGCACACGTGCTACGGCGGTACGTACTCGGTTCGAGGGCACGGCGGCAGGTCGTTTGTCTCAAGCAACCACACAGGCGAGAGCTGCAATGCGGAAGATCGAGAGAGGTTTCGAGGAGCTTCAAGAGGCATTCAAGGTCATCGATGATGAGTCGACGGGAGCCCTTGAGGAACTCCGAGACGTAAGGGCACGTCAGAAGGACATCGAAGGTCTACTCGAACGCGCAGTTGGCAAACTATGAGAGAGCCCTGGGAGATACAGGAGGTGCTGTACATGAAGATACGTGAGTTCAGAGTTCAAGCCTGGGATCGTTTCGGCACGAAGATCCTAGACTCGAGGCTTAGAGACAGAGTAGCGATGCTTCAGAATCTCGAACATCAAACGAGCCGTACTGACCTTGAAGTGGCCAGCATCAAGATCGACATCAAGATCGTGGACCAGAATGACACATAAGAAATCCACATGAACCTTTCAAAAATGGGTTGCGGTTTCCCCATGGGCTGTGTTATAATCAAAATGAGAGAGGAAGGAGGTGACAAACATCATGGCGCAACTGGAACTGAAGGAGCTCCCGGACGGTCTTTCCGAGGACGACTACGTGAAGCCGGTGAAGCTTGCCAAGGAGCTTTCAGAGGCCGAGGGCAAGGATGTGCGACCGCAGATCGTCTACGGCTACATCCGCAACGGTGGACTCCAGGCCTACACGAAGGGCGGCGAGGGTCGTTTCATCGTCCGTTCCGAGTTCGAGGCCTGGGTGCAGGAGAAGGCCCAGAAGAAGGCTGAGCGCGAGGCCAAGGCTGCGGAGAAGGCAGCCAAGAAGGCCGAGAAGGAGGCCGCTGGCGAGACTGCAGGTGCAGAGGGAGGCACCGAGGAGTACGCCGGCTAAGACCCGATCAACAACATCGCGAGCAGGGGGCTGCGGCTCCCTGCCTCGCTTTGAGGACTGAACGATAGCTGCTACGAACGGTAAGGGATGATCACCCGCCGTTCAGTCCTCAAAGGGAGGCCGGTTGAGCGGACTTCCGAAAGGCTTCGCCACTGGGTCTCGGCTCTTCAGGGGAAGTTGTCGAGATCGGCCAGCCGATTAGGTCGAGATAGGGTACCCGAGGGTGGTTTCGGACAGCCGGTCTCCCACTATCAGGGAGGAGGTAGATTGGAAACAACGGCGGCAGCACTTGCATTCTCTGCAGCACTTGCCGAGGCGATCAAACTAGGCAACTCACTGCAGCAGAACCCGGAACTAGCAGATGCATACGACGACGAGGCGATCGAAGTTGTCCAGAACGGCAACACGATCCACGTCGACATCGCCAACGGTGAACGACAGTTCGTCGTCACCGTCGAGGAAGCGGTCCCGTAATTGTGGATCCCGTTCGCTGTCGTTGGTGTTTTCATTGTCCTGATAGGGATAGTCGGACTCATCAACGGCAGCTGGGGTCCACGTAGTAGTCGGTGAGGGCGGCTTAGTACTGCCGGCTCGAGTAACGGTGTGGAACGACGTTCTCACCGACAACAACTTCATAGTGGCAACCTCTTGTTGGGCGAGCGAAGATGCCCTGGGCGGAAGCGCGGGCAACGTGGGAGCCAACCGGTTCTCCCCTCCGTGAGCCGTCTCTCCCTATAGTGGACGTTGTCCAAGGGTAGCCGTTCCATAAAGGGACGGTCCGAGGCGACGGAGACCATACAGCAGCGCCGCTCTTGCCGGAGTCGTGAGACACCGGAATGGTAGGCAGGCCACTTACCAGGGCCCGATGTGACAGCGGCCGGAGAACAGTAGGGTCTCTGGATCTTCGTTCGTCTGACTGGGGGCTGCCGCCTCCTAGAGAAGGGCCTTCCTCCTCCCCGAGCGGGCCCTTCTCTTTTTGGCCACTTGACTCTCCTTGATATTTCCTAAAGGATGCTATAGAATAGGAATAGAGAGGAGAAGGAGGCAAAGTGGATACGGCCCCTACCGAATCCAAAGCACCACCTGCCATCTGGCTACACGTACGAAAGGTGTACGATGCTATGGAGGCCCAGTCGGCCATGCTCGACGTAAGCCGTCCTGAGGATACCCCTCGTTTGTACGAAGGCTTCACGTCTCACCTGTTCCGGGAGCTTGGCATCGCTGTCCCTAACTACGGACCGGTGCTAGACCTTCTTCGTGAGATGGGTTGCATCACACAGGAGCGCAGAGGTGGAGGGCCTTCACCCAGCGTGTGGAGGCTGTGGAAGAAACCTACCCTCGCTGACTTCGAACTTGCGCACAAGACGATGCCTCAGGTACAAGTCAAGGTGCGTAAGGAGCAGCACGAGGAGCAACGCATTCTCGATCTCCAGAAGCAGCTTGGAGGCATCGACGTACCCCAGGCACTTGTCGAACTTCAGAACCAGATCAACGTCCTGAAGGCAGACCTCAAGGAGCACAAGGAGAATCTACATGGACACACCGAGCCCTACCTCGAACCCCACATGGCATGAGTTCGTACTTGCGAAGATAGACCAAGGCAACGGGGTCTATGTTCTCCTCGATGAGGTTGCAGACCTCTACACCAGAAGGCAGATCAAGGTCTGGGCCGTCAAGTCGGATACCGATGAGATGGGCTTCTACTATGTAATTGACTTCGGTAACGGGAAGCGGGTTTGTGCCTGTGACGGGTTCAGGTACGCTGACCACTGTAAGCACACAGGAAGGGTTCCGGAGAAATGAACATTGACTTCTCGAAGGTCAAAGACAGTCCCATCATCAATGGTCCTCCGCGTTGGAAGATCAACTCTGCCTACGACATGTTCAACCAGAACCACTACTGGCATGGCGAGACGGGTTGGTACGCGATCTCCCAGATGCAGGATCACCACAGGCTCAACGTCTGTCGGTTCTTAGAGGCTCGGGCCGGAGAGATTCAGATGATGTACATCTTCTCGATGCCCGATCCTGGTCGCTTCCTACAAGGTGACCACGCCCTTGAGGAAGCCTATCGTCTGGCAGAGCTCGAAGGAGAAGAGGCAATGGCCATGAAGCCTCGTGAGTGGCTTCATCAAACCCCCCTGTTCAAGCGAATGAGCCTAGGTCTACCCATATGATACAGATCGAAACGGACACTGTTACACTCTATCCGTATCAGCAAGAGGCAGTCGAGCGGATGATTGCCTCTGAATCCTTCTTGCTTGCGGACGAGATGGGACTTGGAAAGACCGTTTGCGCCCTGTGGGAGATCAGAGAACGAGGCCGCACGCAGGGTGTGAACCGAGTTCTCGTTGTCTGTCCCAAGTCTGTCATCTCGGTCTGGGTAGATCATATCAAGTGGTTGCTTCCCGCAGCTCATGTCTTTAGCAGCGTCAAGGCTCTGCATGCTTGGGAGCACGGTATCACCGATGGACACATCAGCTTCGTGGTGACTAACTACGAGCAGGTTCGGATTCACAACAGTGACTACCTCAAGGTGTTCTGGGACTACGTTATTGCGGATGAGGCACACTACCTGAAGAACCGTAAGGCTCTGAGGACACGGGCCACGAAGCGGTTGCGTGCCAAGTACAAGCGTGCCCTTTCGGGAACACCGATGGTGAATAGGCCAGACGAACTCTGGAGCATCTTGAACTGGCTGTACCCTCCTCAGTTCAAGTCCTACTGGAGGTACTTCGAGTACTTTGTTAGGTATGTTCAACTCGTCGGGCCTCACGGATCGTACAAGAAGATTGTCGGTCCGAAGAACACTAGCGAGCTGAAGGAGATCCTGGAACCGTTCATGCTGAGGAGGTTGAAGCGGGATGTCCTCAAGGAGTTGCCGGAGAAGTACTACACTCACCTCAAGGTCGAGATGTCTCCGCAGCAGAGACGTGCTTACGAGGAGATGCGGAAAGAGTCCCTCGCTTGGGTGGGAGCTCACGAAGACGAACCAGTGCCTGCGCCAATGGTTGTCGCCCGCCTCACAAGACTTCGTCAATTCGCTGCGGCGTATGCATTTCGAGATGACGAGGGTAACATGCGGATGGCAGAACCATCCTGCAAACTCGACGCTCTTATGGAGCTTCTGGAGGACACTGAAGAGCCCATTGTAGTGTACAGTCAGTTCAAGCAGATGATCAAGATGGCGGAGGTGCGACTTGCAAAAGCAAAGATCCCGTTCGTCTCGCTCACCGGAGACACACCTAACTCTGAACGAGGTCCTCTGGTCGAAGCCTTTCAGAGTGGGAAGGCTAGGGTTTTCCTGGGGACGACTAAAGCCGGCGGCGTGGGAATTACACTCCACAGGGCCTCGACGGTTGTCTTTTTGGATCGGTCATGGTCTCCGGCTGATAACCTCCAAGCAGAAGACCGACTTCATCGTATTGGTCAAAAGAACGCCGTCCAAGTAATCATCATCCAGAGCGATGCCAAGGTCGACCAAGACGTCGAGAAGAAGCTCCAGCTCAAATGGGAGTGGATAAGGACGATTCTTGGTGGATGAGTACGAACTTGCTTGGGCTGCTGGCTTCTTTGACGGAGAAGGTTCTGTGCACTTTGCAGGTGCGTCGAATTTGTGTTATGTCTCGGTGGGTCAGAAGGATCGTCGTCCTCTCCAAAGGTTTCGAGACGCAGTTGATGTTGGTAACATAAATGGCCCGTACAGTAATGCAAGAGGGTCATGGTACCACTGGTCTGTTGGCGGGCGTAAGGCTGCAAGGGTCTTGAAACTGTTGTGGCCCTACCTGTCTGAGCCAAAACGGGAGAAGGCACAATTGGTGTTGCCGAAGAGACACTACCAGTTTGTAATCGGCTGGACCTTAGAGATGGGAGGGCAGCCTAGACCATGGGATCCGTAAGTGGAGCTGGATTCGAACCATCCTAGGAGGGTAGATGGACGAAGAGCGTGTGAAAGAGATTCGGTTCAAGGCGTCTAGCTACTCATGGAAACACGGCGGCAGCGATCTCGTAAGGTTCATCTTCGAACTCCTAGATGAACGAATCCTCCTGCGGGAGGAGAAGAGTCACCTGAACGACCTGTATGAAGCGCAGACATTGCGCCGTACTGAGGCCGAGGTCAAGAATGAGAAGCTGCGGGAGAAGGTGAAGCTCGGTGCAGAAATCATCGAGGCCAAGGACAAGCACCGGGCCGAGTTGGAGGACGATAACGAGAGGCTGCGGGATCAGCAGCGAAGGCTCGTGGTAGTCATCAACGCGTACGGTGAGGACGAAGGATACACTCCGAGGCGTGTCGCTGATGTTTGGCAATCGCTTCTCGATGACAAGATAGAAGGGCTGAAGGACTAATGGTAGGAGTCATTGAACACGTAAGGCCTCCGAGGTGTTCTGCCTCGGGCCAAGAGGTTGACGCGATGACTGTCTCGGTCACAAAGACTAGGGGCTACTGGTCTAATTGTCCCGAGTGTGGTAAGACACTCTGGCTGAACAAACATTCTTCGAACGAAGTCACGGGCGCTCTCGCCTACACCTTTCCGGAGCACATCGGCAGACAGGAGGAATCATGAGTGCTGACGAGTTGCGTGTGCAGGTTGAGTATTGGAAGGTTCGGGCTGAGAGGGCCGAACCTCGACTGCTCGCAGTAGAGACAGCGGCAAGGAAGTTCTACCGAGCGTGGCTAGAGACAGTATCTCCTGCGACTCGCACGACTGCATTGAACCAAGCCGAAGTGGAGCTCATCGAGGCGTTCAAGGAGACTTGATTTTACCAGAAGGGATGTGATATAATTGTAGTAGACAGAGAAGGGGGCTGCCTTTGGAACTCTTTGCCCAGATACGTCGAGACGAACTACTCGACAAAGCTATCGGGTTTGGGAGGTTACCTATCAGGGAAATGGCTGACTTACTCGGCATAGCTCCCCAACTGATCTACTACCGGATACGGACGAAGAAGCTGACTAAGCGGGCTTGCAACTGTTGTGGGACGGAGGGGTTCATCGACCTGGAGGAGGCATGTGGAGCGTTTCCAGCCCTCGCTGAAGCGGTACAGGAGGAGAAAGAAGCACTCGGCCTCGACATGGACCCCGAAGAGACATAATGACCAATTACTTACCGACACTGGGTTACTCTGTCGGGAGTGCGGTAAGTGGAGGAGGTGGTCGGACCTTGATATCGAGTACGAAGTATACGGGTTAGGTTTCAAACGCATTTGGTCATGTCGATTCTGTGGCAACATGCTACGGGAAGACATGGTACCATGAGCAAGGAGGAAGCATGAAGAAGTTGTTCACAGTACTAGCTATCGCCGGTGCGATGGTGATTCTGTCCACACAAGTTGTCTCAGCTGCAGCGGAGGTGATCTTCGACTACATCCCGAGTCCGCTTCCCGGAAACGTCTCGAGCTACAGTTACGAGTCTTGGGGAGTAGCTGAGGCAGGGGATGGGATCGAGTTCAGTACGAACGGGAACCAGTTGCTCGACAATGCAAAGGTCGTCGTGAGCAGCTGGGCGTGCGAGGAAGGTACAGGATGGGCTGCTGAGAATGCGGTGCTGTGCGTGACTACGCCTGGTTCAACATTCTCGGTCCCGATCACGTTGAACATCTACGACCCCAATGACGACATGTCGTTGGTCGACTCGACAACGCAGATGTTCAACATCTCGTTCCGTCCGAGTACAAACCCCGAATGCCCGGAGACAGTGAATGGTCAGGGGTGGGGGCAGGACTGCTTCTTGGGTCTCGCTGACACGATTCGCTTTGACCTAACGGGCGTCACAGCACCAGATGAGATCGTGTACGGAGTCGCATGGAACACTGCGTCATTCGGATACGATCCGATCGGTAACGGGGCTGAGTGCCAGGCAGTGCAGTACGCTGGCTGCGATTCCAGCTTGCTGAACCTCGGCGTCGAAGGAACGGCTCCTGCAGATGTTGGAACGGATCTGTCACCCAATGGTGCGTTTCAGTACTCGGTCTTCGGATCAGCGTACTGTGATGGTGGCGAGGGCGGCACGGCCGTCTTCCGTTTCGACAACGGATGCTGGACAGGGTTCAACCCACTTGTTCAGTTCAGTAAGTTCGTCGCGGAAGGGGGAGGCGGCGGGGGTGGTGGTGGCGGAGGTCCTCCACCGACTCTGCCTGAGTGCGACATCACCGGAACCAGCGGAGCTGACGTCCTGATCGGTACGACGGACGGTGACGTGATCTGCGCCAAGGCGGGCGATGACATCGTCCGTGGGCGCGGTGGAGACGACATCATCCTTGCCGGTCCAGGCCACGATCGTGTACGGGGTGGCCTGGACAACGACCTCCTGCGAGGCAACGTAGGGAACGACCGGTTGAACGGCGGGCCTGGCTTCGATACCTGTAAGGGTGGAAAGGGTACGGACACGATCAAGAACTGCGAGGCATAGGTTCAGTGGGGGAGCTTCGGCTCCCCCACTACCCTAAGGAGGATAATGTCAACAGATCTTACGCCTCGCGAATTGGAGATCCTAACCCTAGTAGCAGAGGGAGCTACTCGAGCACAGACCGCAGAGCGTCTCCAGATCTCAGAGGCAACGGTTAGGACTCACATGTCCAGAGTCCTACTCAAGCTTGACGCTCACACCCAGGCGCACGCTGTTGCACTAATGATGAGTCGAGGACTTATCAAGCCAGAGGCAGCTCGTCGAACAGTCTGGGGTATTCACGTAGAAGTCTTCAGAAGAAAAGACATGACAAAGCTGTTTGAGTTCACACAGTCGATTCCGGGCTTTCAGCCAATCGTGCTTGATTCAGACGACGCGCTACTCATTACAGGGAAGGAGTACATCCCGTAGTGCTATACGTTTGGGGCTTCGCGGTCTGGCACTTGCAAAGGGAAGGCACCATGATGTGGTGTGGCCGAACAGTCAAGCTGACAAAGACATCATTCGATCCGCCAGCACTAGACGTCCTCATGTGTCAGAAGTGTCTAGCATCTGAGGAGGGGAATACATCGTGAACTGGATCATTCTCGCCTACGGCATCGGGGCCGCCATACTCATCTACCCCGTTACCCAGAGTCTTCACGATCTCTACCGCGAGGACAATTTCATGGACATAGCAATCGCCGTTGCCCTCGGGGGAATAGTTTCACTCTTTTGGCCTGTCTGGCTCACCTTCTACCTCCTCTACCGTCTATCCAAGTACATGTGGAGTAAGGTCAAGACGGAGGAGGAGGAAGAAGATGTCCACAGAGGTAACTGAGTACAGGTTAGGTGCAAAGCCGGACCGTCCAGACCCTCGTGACTACCAGTTCGCAAGTCTCGTGGACCTGCCGAGGGCAAAGATCGTCCGTGCAACTGACCGCAAGCTCTATTCCATGGTGAACAAGGACTTCCGTATCAATCAGGGTAACGAAGGCACCTGTGTTACACACTCGAAGACCAACGTACTACTAGCCGGTCTTTCGACACACCCCGACTATCCGGACTTCCAGACTGAAGAGCTCGCGCACCAGTTCGCTCGCAGGATGTACCTCGAGGCCTCCGGTGACACTACGTACCAGAACGGCATGTACCCACGTGATGCCTGTGCGAAGATGAAGGAATGGGGTCTCATCGACTCCTACTGGAAGGTAGAGCAGGTTGAGGATGTCATCTCCGCGCTACTCACATTCGGACCAGTGACGATAGCGATCCCCTGGTACTCCTCAATGTTCTATGGAGACGATCGACTCGCCAAGGCCTACAGCAACTATTGGATCAAGGTCAACCTGGAGTCAGAGCACGTAGGGTACCACGATATCGCGCTCACAGGTGTCGATCTGGATCCGAACGATGGTGCTCCAGCGTGGCTCCGCGTACAGAACTCGTGGGGCGGATGGGGCCAGAACGGCACTGGCCGCCTAACGGTCGAGAGCTTCCGCCGCCTGAACATCTGGGACAACTGGACCTTCTCCGAGAAGCCCTTCTGATCATGCCTAGTGAGACTGAAAGGTTCTGGGCCAAAGTCAACAAGTCAGAGGACCATTGGCTTTGGACTGGAGCGGTTCAGTCTAACGGGTACGGAACCTTTCACTTTCAGGGTCATCAACATCGTGCACCCAGAATCTCCTTCTATCTGACCCATGGTCATTGGCCTGAACCCCAAGTAGACCATCTCTGCGCCATACGACTGTGTATACGTCCTGATCACCTTGAAGAGGTAACAGCATTTCAGAACATGAGACGTGCCTTTGGTGGAACTGATGCTCACTGCAAGAACGGTCATCCAAGATTTGAAGGCAGTTCGTACAAGGATGGGAGTTGTCGTGAGTGTCATCGTCAGACGTACACTCAATCCCGACAAGGGAAAATCTTGGAGAACACTTGAGATTGTCCCTTGGGCTCCTATAGAATAGAACTAGTAAGGTACACGTTTGCACTAACTTCCCCGCACCGCTTCCGGATATACCTTTGCTCTATAGAGTTCCAGGGGGCGACTCGTTGAAGATTTCGATCCACACGTCCGATAGGACGAACTTCAAACGATGTCGCCAACGATGGGACTTCTCATCCAACATCCGTGGCAACCTCGAACCAAAGAAACCCATCACGCCTCTATGGTTCGGCACCGGTATCCACGAGGCTCTCGCAGCCTACTACGATCCGACGACAGGCGAGATCGAGTACTTCAGAAACGGTCAGGGTATCCTAACCAAGAGTGAAGGAAGGGACCCTGACTACGGGATCTTCGTCTTCGAGAACTTCGTCGGCAGTTGGCTGACTTCTCTGGGAGAGCCTGGCGAAGACCAAATACTCTGGGCCAAAGAGAACCTTGAACTCGGTCTCGGCATGCTTGACAACTATTTCAAGTGGGCTCCGAAGAACGACGACTTCGAAGTCATCTGGGTAGAGAGAGAGTACAAAGTAGGAATCCCCGGCCTGCCCGGGGTTTCTTACTCTTTCCGGTGTGACGGCCTTATCAAGACCAAACACCACACATGGCTTCTCGAGCACAAGACAACCGCACAGTTCCCAGATCAGACAGAGTGGCTGATGATGGACGACCAGTGCGGCTCGTACCTTTGGGGTCTCTCTCAACTAGACCCACCCATCTTCGCCGAAGGGGTGGTGTACAATGAGTTGAAGAAGAAGACACCACAGCCACTCCGTCCTCTGCTTGCAGGTGGTTACAGTATCAATCGCAGTCAGGATACTTCTTTCGACATCGCTCTGACTACACTCCGTAATGAGTACAAGCCGATCCCCAAGAAGTACTGGGACTTCCTTGACTTCCTCAAGTACAAGCCGGACAACTTCATCAAGCGTACTCCCGTTCGACGTAATCGTCGAGAGATAGAACTCCTGGGGGAGATGCTTCGGTATGAAGTTCTTGACATGGTCAACAATCCGGCCATCTATCGTTCACCCTCCCGAGTCAACTGTTCTAGTTGTCCATTTGTCGCTCCATGCATCCTCCGCTGGGAAGGTGGCGACGTTCAATCGATCCTTGGCTACGAGTTCAAGGAACGAGAGTCTTACTACGGGAGTACCTATTCTGATAAGGTGAAGGAGTCGTAGTGAGTGATCCTCAACCAAGTGGTGAGCAGGTGAACGAACACAGTGTAGTTCCTGATTCACCTGTGTCTTTAGGCATTACAGAACAAGAGGCCTCCGAAGCGAAGCGCATCATCGCAGGCCTCCCGGTCACTGCAGTAGCACAACGTAGTGACTTTGCCAAGATGCTCATCTATGGCGTCCCAGGAGTTGGAAAGACGATGCTCGCGGGTTCGTCAGATGAGGTCGAACGGATGCGTCCAGTCCTGTTCATTGACATTGAGGGTGGGACTAAGACGATCCGTGACAAGTACCCCGATGTCGAGGTTCTCCGAGTCAAAGATGAGTTCGATGCCAAGGGCCGATTGATGAAGACGTCTTGGGAGAGACTCCAGGATGTCTACGAGGACATTCGAAAGGGGGTGCTGCCATACAAGACATATGTCATCGATAGTCTGACAGAGGGCCAGAAGATGTCGATGTACTCCGTGATGACACGGACCGTCAAGGGTGATCCAGCCCGCGACCTCGACATCCCAGCACAGCGTGACTGGGGCAAGAGTGGTGAGATGGTGCGTCGAATGGTCCGAGCCTTCCGTGACCTCGACGCGAACGTCATCTTTACAGCCCTTGAGGCCTCTGACAAGGATCAGCAGACGGGGGCAGTTACGATCACGCCGTCACTGCCCGGTAAGTTGCGGTACGAGATATCGGCATTCCTCGACGAAGTACTCTACATGTACACAAAGGTCGAGAAGGATGGAATCATCCGCCGAGTTCTCACACAACCGACAGGCAAGTTCATTGCCAAGGACCGATCGGGTAAGCTTCCTCAGACCATGGACGATCCGTCTATGACTGAGATTGCTGACCTGGTCCTCGATCCAAAGGAGAACTGACTTGGGCATTCCTATCCCCGGCGGTTTCGCCGACGTCGAAGATGCATTTGCTCCTCTCCCGCCTGGTACCTACGACGCTGTCGTGTTCAAGGGCGAGCTGAAGGAAGCAGGAGAGAACGCCAAGAACCCGGGCTCGCAGTACATCGCCTGGGAATTCAACATCCTGAACGAGGGCTTCGAGAAGAGGAAGGCATGGATGAACACCTCTCTCGTTCCGAACGCTCTCCCGATGTTGAAGCGTTTTCTGATCGCGGTCGGCTACGAAGAGGAGGAGCTCAACGCAACCGACTTCGAGATCGACATCGACGAGGTCGTCAGCAAGAACGCTCGGCTTGTTGTCGTCGAGAGCGTCAATCCCAACACGGACGAGAAGACTCACTCCGTGAAGAGGATCCTACCGGCTGGCGCAGTGGCGTCAGAACTGCCGTAGGGAAGACGTAAGAGCGGTATCCGGGCTCGCAGCCTCTCTATCGCTCTTACACGTGAGGGGGTAGGCCCCGGCTTGCCCCCTCACAACCATTTCGGGGAGGATCGTTGGAGCTAGTAGTAATCAGTCCTGAAGTGAATAGCGCTCGCAGTGCTTTCTTCAGGGCCTTATTCGCCAATGAGACAGGGTACGTTTGCTTCGCAACCCGAGTCGGTAAGAGGTTCGAGCAGACGTTCTTCAAGTACCCTGAACAACTCGGCAACATGCTCGAGTTCGTCAATAGGAACTACCATGGCCAGGATGTCTACTTCTGTCCGCAACTCCTGAGGACCCAGAAGCGGGAGAAGTCTTCAGTCAAGGTTGCCACCTGTATCTGGTCTGACCTCGATGAGTGTGATCCATCGAACGTTGATCCTCCTCCCTCTTTTGCACTTCGTACTTCTCCAGGACGATACCAAGGTTTCTGGCTACTAGAAGAACCTGTCAGTCCTGTTGAAGGCGAGGACGGTAGTCATCGCCTAGCACATATGTACAAGAACTTCGGTGTAGACCAGAGTGGTTGGGATTTGACTCAACTGCTGCGAGTGCCTGTAACATACAATCAGAAGTATGCCACTGCAGCGGGGTCCCCTGTTATCGATCTTGACCCTCGTTACATTTCAGGTACCAGGTACCCCTTCTCCGTGTTCCAAGAGATGCCTCAGGTGCCCGGATACGAGTGGACTGACGAACCGATGCCTAACCTCGATGGGCAAGACCCCGATGCTCTCATCGAGAAGTACAAGGACCGACTTGACATTCAAGTTCACGTCCTGTACACGAAGGAACCAATCAACGACTGGTCTGGCTCACTATGGAACTTAGAGTGCCTCCTGATCGAAGCAGGAGTACCAAAGCAAGATGTTTTTGTCATCTGTAACTCCGCAGCTTGTAACAAGTTCAAGCGCGAAGGGCTTGACCCATCCTACCTGTGGAGAGATGTGTGTCGAGCCGATGCCCGCATTGGAGCTCGCCTTCAGGAGGTCACTCGACAGCAACCGTTGCCCGATCTCTTGACGGATAAAGAACGGGAAATTGTCAAAGGATTATCCGATACATTTGTCGAAGACTACATCAACTGGGCCAAGTCGAGAGGGGACGCAGCATGGCAATACCACGAAGCGGGTGCGTTTGTCATCCTCAGTCAATTGCTGTCTGGCGTGGTGAAACTCCCTACTTCGTTCGGGATCATTGTGCCGAACCTGTGGTTCATGATCCTTGCGGATACTACACTGACTCGCAAGTCGACAGCAATGGATATGGCAGTCGAGATGGTACTACAAGTGGATCCGGATGCGGTCTTAGCAACAGACGGATCGCTGGAAGGTTTGATGACAGGTCTAGCAGCACGGCCTAATCGACCCGGTATCTTCTGGCGAGATGAGTTCAGCGGCCTGTTGGAGATGATCCGTAAGAAGGACTACTATGCTGGTATGATTGAGTCGATGACGAAATTGTACGACGGCAAGTACCAGAAACGGATGCTGCGTAAAGAGGTCCTGGAGATCCGGGACCCCATCCTCATCTTCTTCTGCGGTGGCATTCGTACTCGAGTCCTCGCTCTGATGGACATTGAGTACGTCTATTCCGGATTCCTTCCTCGGTTCATCTTCATTGAGGCTGCCTCGAACATCGACAACTATCGACCAATTGGTCCGATGACAGAGCGTCAAGACGATACAAGACAGAAGCTAGTTCAGGACCTATCCCGACTGAGAGAGATGTACACAGCCGACGTGATCGTCAAGATAGGCGAGCAGACTGTAACCACAAAGCGACAGTGGGAAGCAGCTCTCGACGAACCAACGTGGGATCGATACAATGCCTTCGAACAGGCAATGCTCAAGTACGGAACTGAAAGTGGCGCGCCCGAGATCTACACTCCAGTAATGGACCGCCTATCGAAGTCAACTCTCAAGGCCTCAATGCTCCTAGCAGCTTGCCGTCAGGAGCCAGTAGGCAATGTCAAGGTCGAGATGGGTGATCTACTTCGTGCCATCTCGTACTGTGAGCACTGGAGAGTTCATAACCTGGACGTAGCAGCAAACGTCGGGAAGACGTCGAACGAGAAGCAGTTGGATCAGATGTTGACTGCTATCACACGTGAGCCCGGTGTGCCACGTTCCAAGCTGATGCAGAACTACCACCTCACAGCCAGAGAGGCTGACTGGATCCTAGAAACACTGGACCAGAGAGGTACAATCCGAAGGACGAAAAATGGTCGCAGTGAGCGCCTATATCCTGCTCTTATCAAGGGCTAACACAGTCTGGATGGAGCAGGGTGCGTGCCAGAACCAAGATGAGGACGGCAAGATCTTCTTCCCTGATCCGGGAAACAATGCTGTCATGGCGAAGAAGATGTGTGGGCGTTGTCCCGTTAGGGAGAAGTGTCTCGACTGGTCGATAGAGACAAGGCAGATGTACGGAATCTGGGGAGGAGTGTCAGAGAAGAAGCGTCGTCAGATGATGCATCTCCGTTACGGTAGGGCTCCGTACTACACGATTGTAGAGGAGAGTGATGACGAAGACGTCAGCGTTAGTCCTGCTGTCAGGGGGCTTGGATAGCACGACTGCGTTCTACAAGGCAATGTGGGAACGAGACGATGTTCAAGCCATCTCGTTTGACTACGGACAACGTCACACGAAGGAGATTGAGTCAGCAAAGTACTTCACCCTGTTGCATGACGTACCCTGGAACGTTATCGACCTTCGTACTCTAGGAGCACTATTGAAAGGGTCCGCACTGAGTGATCCAAACGTTGTAGTCCCTCAAGGCCACTATGCCAAAGAGACAATGAAGCAGACGATCGTTCCGAACAGGAACTCGATCATGTTGAGCTGCGCTGTCGGAGTCGCTATCGGTCAAGGACTCCAAGAGGTGTGGGCAGCAATGCATGCAGGCGATCATCCTATCTACCCAGACTGTCGTCCTGAGTTCATAAACAAGCTGAACGAACTCGTTCCAATTGCAACTGAAACTGACGTCAAGGTAGTAGCTCCCTTTATTGACTACTCCAAAGACATGATCGTCAGGTTGGGTTCTGACCTAGGTGTCTCTTGGGAGCACACGTGGTCCTGCTACGAAGGTGGGGATGTACACTGTGGCAGGTGTGGCACCTGTGTCGAGCGTCAAGAAGCTTTCCATCTCGCAGGCGTTCAGGACCCAACTGAGTACACTGACAGCGAGTACTGGAAAACAGAGACCGGTGTTGTAACATGATGGAGATCGGCAAGACATTCCAGTTCTCGTCAGGTCATGTTCTGTGGCGAGATGATTGGGACGAAGACATGAATATCAAGGTCTTCGACAAGTGCTCTCGAGCGCACGGTCACAACTACAGTCTCACAGTAGCAATCTCTGGAGACGTAGATGGGGAAACCGGTATGATCATGAACTACTACCAGCTGACGGATATCATCAATGACCGCATCATCGATCTATGGGACCATCGAGTACTCAACGACCTTCAGCCATTTAGCAACGGTGTTCTTCCCACCGCTGAGAACATGGTCCTAGTCGTACTTGATAGGATGAAGGAAGAGTTCAATCAGACGATGTGGCATCCCACACGAATCCATGTCAAGGAGACAGACAAGACGTACGCAGAATGGAGGTTCAGTGATTGAAGAAGAACCTGGTAAGCAGATGATCGAGAAGCCACGATGCGCAGTCTGCGGGCACCGTGAAGACGTACACTTCGAAGGCAAGTGTCTCACGTACGACGACCGTAACGAAGCTGGTACACAGTGTCCGTGCTCCTACTACTCGTCGGTGAAGCCATGACCGAGTACGCCCACTCGTTCGGTGTACTAGACGTGGTCTCGATGTTGAACCGTCGGGACACTGCTTATGTCCTGCCTACACTAGCACACGCCCTCGAGTGGTGGAGAGTCGTTAGGACCGCCGTGAACGAGGAGCACGGCAAGGACTGTGTAACCAATACCAAGACGGCGTGCGTGCTGAGATGCAACCACAGGGCCCTTCGCTTATGGGTCCCGTATGAGCTCGATCCAACTCAACCAATGGACTTCGATAACGCGTTCAAGAGCAACTGCGACTTCGTCAGTCCGTACTTCTATCCAAACGAACTGAAGGCGATGGCATAATGTACAGAGTTACGATTCGTATTTCTGACCTCGTCCTAGTCGATCTCACCAGGGAACAGTTTGAACAGTTTCGCGGCAACGGTATTCAGGGGATGCTTCAGCTACTTGGGTTCTCAGGACCCTGTTCGGCACGAGCCTTCTGTGACTATCCATACTGTGACAAGGTGATTGAGATCAACACAGACGAAGTAATCAAGCCATCTCTGTTCGGTCAAGCCTTACCATACACTGCGGAGGCGATATGAAGACATTCGTACTGAGGCGTAATGAAGACTTCACTGGCATCTCAGGTACCGGAGACGTCGCTGAAGGTGCTGTCTTCAACAGCGGCAAGGTTGTTGTCGCTTGGGATCCAACCATGACCCTTGCAAAGGTAGTCACCGTAGTTGTCTTCGACTCAATTGAAGACGTCGAGAAGCTACACGGGCACGATGGAGCAACGGAGATAGTCTGGACATGAGACTCCTAGAGTTGTACACCACGGTGCAGGGAGAGGGGCCGAACGTCGGGAAGCCAACTACCTTCGTTCGTTTCGCTGGGTGCAACATGAGATGTCCGGGTTGGCCATGTGATACGCCTTATGCAATCTTCCCAGAGATTTGGAGGAAGGAGGCAGAGAACGTTGATCCCAAGGAACTGTTCTTGAGGGTCAAGAGTGAGTCTCCAATGCACGTCTGTATCACCGGAGGCGAGCCCCTCATCCAGAACCGAAGAGAGCTCACGGAGTTCCTTTGGTTCCTACATAGCAACCGGTACACAGTTGACATCTTTACTAATGGTAGCCGGTCACTATACGGCACTGGTCCAGACCCAAGCAAAGAGAAGGTCAACTACTTGATGGACCATGTTACATTCATCATGGACTGGAAGCTTCCTGGAAGCGGAGAGCACCAGTCCTTTTTGGCAGAGCGTCTTTACAACCTAGCACAGTTGCGGCCTAAGGACGCAGTCAAGCTTGTCATCAAGGACGGGAAGGACCTCACGTACGCAGAGGACTACATCGAACGTTGGCATCATAGTTACCGACCTGAAGAACGAATCGATGCCCAAGTGTACGTCGGTGTCGCTTGGGGCGAGATGAAAGAGTCGGACCTCGTATACTGGCTGACCCAGAAAGGGTACAACTGGGTGAAGCTGAATGTGCAGGTCCACAAGTTCATCTTTGACCCGAATGCGAGGCGCATCTGATGGAGTATATCATCCAAGGTCGTCGAAGTGGTAAGACGGCGTATCTCATTGAGAAGTTCCTTGAGGACCCAGAACACTCCGTCATCGTCTGCTTCAACCAGATGGAGGCTAGTCGAATAGTCAGAACTCTGCTTGAACTCAGAGCACCTGAGTTCCAAAAGGAATGGCAGAAGCTACTCCTGAACAATGTCATCACAACTGATAGGGCTGTGCACCTAAGAGGTCGCGATGCAAAGGTCTATGTGGACAATCTCGACTACTGGATTCAGTCCTTCTTTGGCAATGTCCAGGCAGTAACGATGACGGAGGAATAACGGTGGACTGGGTCTCAGCTCCGGAGCTGTTGAGGGACGCTAGTGCTAGAGATGTCCTCAACGGTTGGCACCCACTAGCTGACCTGCCTACTGAACAACAGAAGAGGCTCGATGCAGCCTTCGACAAGAAGCTGGTAGGCAAGATCAAAGCCCGTAAGAAGGAGGTCATCGAGTACCCTTTCCTGTGTGAGTACGAAGGGTGCCTCTACATCATTGAGAGTGGGCACCACCGAGGACAGCACTACCGTAGGCATAAGGAGGGGAAACATGGAGTGTGCGAACTGCGGGCATGATCAGGATGACCACAAGTGGTCCGACGAGCGAAGCGAAACTATCTGTACAGGCGATGGACTGTTTGACGATGGAAGCCCTCAATGCGACTGCGATATGTTCGAAGAGGAAGAGGAAGAGGAAGAGGAGGATGAAGAGTGACCGACGCAGCAGTTGAGGCGGCAGTTGAACAACTCTTGAAGTCACTTGGCTACGACATTGAAGAAGAGCAGCACCTCACAGACACGCCACGTCGTGTAGCCGAGTCGCTAATGGAGTTGACAACTCCTAAGGAATTCAGCTTCACAACCTTCGAGAACAACGACATCGACCAGATGATCATCGTCAAGGATATCCCGTTCTACAGTCTATGTGCACATCACCTTCTGCCGTTCTACGGCAGTGCCCACATCGGGTACCTGCCGAACTCTAGTCTCGCTGGGCTGTCCAAGATCGCTCGGACGGTAAGGTACTTCATGCGAGGTCTGAATCTTCAGGAGGAGATGACCAATGACATCAAGAACTTCCTTGTCGAGCACCTCGAGCCGAAGGGGGTCATTGTTGTCCTTGAGGGTCATCATCTATGTATGGCGGTTAGAGGAGCCCAAACGCCTGATCACCTTACTACGACTTCTGCGCTGGCTGGGGTCTTCTTCGACCCCGAAAAGGGACCCGCAGCACGAAACGAATTCTTCAGTCTAGTCAGGGGGATGAATGGACGCCGCTAACGTACTTCCTCTGAACCTAGGCAAGATGCCTGAGAGCCAGCTCGACCGTAAGTTCCTTCAGGGCATGATCAACCGACTCGCAGTTGGGTATCACAGGTACGGACCTCTTGATCCAAATCGTGCGCAATGGATCAAGACAATCGAACTCCGTCTCGAGGCCTACAAGGAAACAGGCAACATCGACTTCTTGATGGACATAGCCAACTTCGCCATGTTCGAGTGGCGCTTTCCTCAGCACCCAGAAGCACACAGTGATCCGAATGCAAAGTCTCCAGGCATCATCGATGGTATCACTGGAGAGCATCGTCAGGGCTCACGTACCAAACCGGTTACAGCCTACGACCATGAGGGGGATTAGTGAGGGCAGCCGTAATCGCACCGACAGGTCTCTTGAAGAGGTACGCGGCTAGAAGCCGTTACCACCTATGCCTCGCTCATCTGATTCTTCAGGAAGGTCCCTACTTCCAGTTCTACAAGGAAACAGTTGAGCGGGGCGAGTACGTGATCATGGACAACTCAATCATTGAACTGCACGGAGAGCCTATGCCGAGCCACGAGCTCCTGAGGGCAATCGATCTCCTCCATCCAACCGAGTTCGTGTGCCAAGACTTCCCTCGCGATCCAGCTACAACCCACTTTTGGGCAATGAACAAGGGTGAAGAACTGAAGAAGCGGTACCCTGACATGAAGCTGATGGTCGTTCCTCAGTGGGGGCAAGGTAAGGTCTTTGCAGACTGGTGGGCTAGCTTCCTGTGGCTGAAGGAACTACCCTTCATCGACACGATCGGACTGCCGAAGTTCATCCGAGGTGGACGTAGCCTAGCAGCACATCAGATCGAAAGCAATCCTGTTCTTCATCGCGACAAGGAGTTCCACCTTCTAGGTACGTGGGGCAATCCCGTTGAGGTCAGGGATATGACTCGGTACAAGTGGATCCGAGGTGTTGACAGCAAGGCACCAGTTCGCTTTGGCCAGCAAGGGATTGCTCTTCATCCAGAACGTGGTCTCCTAGGAGGGAATGCCCTTCGTGATGCAGTCCCAGCACTTGACTTCAACTACGCAGATGACCCGATGCCTTCGATCACAGATCACAATGTCAGAACTTACCTCACCTGGGCTCGTGGTGAGAAGGATGCGGATGTCCTACAGTTCCCAACACCACCTGAAGAAGGCTTCGAGACAAAGAGCAAGGTCTTCAAGGGGCCGTAAATGGAGAAGGCGCCAGGCGCTAAGTGCGACGAATGCCCATTGAAGGAGATGAAGCATGTTCCCGGAAGCGGACCGAACAGCGCGGCTCTTGCGGTCGTCGGAGAAGCCCCCGGTGCAGGAGAAATCGCAACAGGAGTTCCCTTCTCCGGAGTCTCCGGACAACTCCTCAACAACATCCTCAAGTACCACGGAATCAAACGAGAGGAGACCTATGTCACAAACGTCGTCCTATGTCGCCCCCCAGACAATCGGACACCAACGACAAAAGAGATTGGGGCCTGTCACAATCGCCTCATCCAGGAGCTTCGGGGTACAGGAGCCAAGAGTGTTCTCGCGTTGGGAGCTACAGCTGCGCAGTCACTTCTGGCCTCACGGACTGCTATTAGTAAACTTCGGACTGAACCAGACTTGGCGTCGCCGTACTTGGGATCTGGAGTTCATGTCATCCCTACATTCCACCCAGCGGCGGCACTCCGGACACCTGACTATTTCCCGTCCATCCTCAAAGATGTCGCAAAGATCAATGCTGTACAGGTTGTATGGGAACACACTAAATACCAGGTGGTCGACAACGAAGTCAAAGCAAGGGACCTCCTCAGCAAGCAAGTAGAACAGGCAGCTGGTAACGGAGGCATCATAACCTTCGACGCAGAGCTTGACATCGAAGCAATCAAAGGTGCAGTCGATCTAAAGAACCCAGTGTGGCTATGTGCAGGTATCTCATCGAGACCAGGAGCTGCCGTTGTTTACACCCCAGAGGTATTGACTCCAAACTTTTGGGCACAATTGAACGATACCTTCCTTGACAACCGTCTTCGTTGGACATACCAGAACGGTAAGTTCGACATTCAGCCCCTGTGGGGGTCTGGTGTCACGAACGCCCGCGTTGACGAAGACACGATGCTAATGCACTACAGCACAGATGAGAGGAAAGGTACACATGACCTTGAACAACTGGCGGTTGAGATACTGGGAGCACCGGCTTACAAAACGGATACCCGTCGTTTTCTTCCTCGTACTGGGGCGTCTCTTCGTTATCTGCCTCCTGATATTCTTCATCAGTATAATGCTGCTGATGCCGATGTTACTCATAGGCTGGTGGATCCTCTCCAATCTGAGATGAAGTCAGACGGTGTCGAGCGGCCTTACTACGAGCTTCTGATTCCGGGTAGTGATGTACTTGGTAGGGCTGAGTACTTGGGTACTAAGGTCGACCGAGACCGTCTAGATGAACTGGCAGACGAGTTGTGGGAGGAGTTGATACCTAAGCGGAAGGAACTAGAACAGTGGGTAGCGAACCCGAACTCTCCGAAGCAGATCAAAGCAATGCTTGATGACGTCTATGACATCGACACGGAGAGTACAGACAAGGAACACCTACAAGCCATAAAGGAGAAGCATGGAGGAGAAATCGGAGAGTTCGTTAGCAAGCTTCTGGACTATCGTCAGCAAGCCAAGCTACGTTCCACATACGTTGTCGGACTTGCTAAGCGCCTGGTTCGAAGTCGAGTCCATACTACATTCCTCCTTCATGGCACGGACACCGGCCGTCTTTCCAGCAGGAATCCAAATCTTCAAAACATTCCGTCTGGATCCAAAATTCGTGACCTCTACGTCGCTGGTCCGGAAAACGTATTACTCAGTGCTGACTATAGCCAAATTGAATTTCGTCTCGCCGCCATCCTATCTGGAGATGAATGGCTTCTTGACCAGTTTAGGCAAAACCGGTCGTTTCACACGGAAGTGGCCCACCGGTTCTTCGGAGAAGATTATACGGAACTACAGTATCTCCGGGCGAAGGCAGTCAACTTTGGCATCCTATACCTTAGAGGAGCTAAGTCCCTCGCAGATGAACACAAGTTTCCAGTTGCAGAGGGCTATCGAATGATCCGAGAGTTCTACCAACAGATGCCCAAAGTGAAGGAGTACCAGGATGACATCCACCGCCAGATCCGTCACAACGGCTACCTTGAATCCTACTTCGGACGTAAGCGACGCTTCTGGCTCGTTACAAGAGAGAATTGGCATATGGTATCTAAGGAGGGAGTTGCGTTCCCTACACAATCTGCTGCTTCTGATCTCAATCTACAAAGTGCAATCCGCCTTGAACCTCTACTACGCGGAAAGGCTGCTGTGCTTATCCCAGTACATGACTCTCTTGTCTTTGAATGCCGCCGACAGTACCTCGAAGAGGTAGCATACACAGTTCGCGAAGTGATGGAAGATACACCCGTCAGAGACATCTGTCCAACACCAATCGAAATCAAGGTCGGTCTCAAGTGGGGATCACACCGTGGGAGGTGCCCTGATAGAGTGTGCTACCACCTGAAGGAGTACAAGGGAGGTCCGTATGTCGCAGCAGCCTGAGAGGGGCGGGATGCCTACACCTCACCCACAGGGCGTTCCATTGGTGAACCCGGCACCTCTTGATCACAAGACTACAGTCACTGGAGCACAGTTCCCAGTGATGGATCCTGGAGACGGAAGTGGCGAACCAAAGCTGGTCCTGAAGGAACACGTTGTCGTCTTCCACTCGACTCCTGCAGGAACTGCAACGATGGTTTGGGAACTAGACGTCGCAGAGAAGATCGCTCTTGACGTCTACGGCGCAGTTAGGAGGATGCGGAGCAACATCGTCCTACCCGGTGACGGAAGTAACCTTCGAGAGATCTCCCGAGACATGATGAACAAGGCACTCGATGAAAAGGAAAAAGATGCCTAGAGGTAGTAAGGTGCCTATTGGGACAGAGACCATAAACAAGAACGGCTACACAATGGTGAAGACCTCGAACGGATGGGCATTCAAGCATTGGATCGTTGCAGAGAAGAAGCTTGGCAGACCCTTACACTCCGACGAGAGAGTCTATTTCAAGAACCGAAACAACCGAGACTTCCGTCCATCCAACATCGAGGTGCGAGAGAGGAAGAGTCATGCCGATGGTCTGTCCTAGATGTGGGAAGATCTACCCGGTAGCGAAGGATGCAACAAGAGCCTGGTGCGGACAAGATATGGCATTGCTCTTGCCTACTGACGAACCTTATGTCCCTCTACCTCAAGGCCCAGGAGGAAAGAAGAGGATGGTTCCTTCTCCTGGAGAACAGGCTCGGATACTAGAACAACAGGCGCGATGTTGCATCTACTGTGACAGACCTTTCGGAGGTGACGTTCGCGTTACTTGGGACCACTTTGTCCCTTGGAGTTACTCCCAACGAAACGAGAAATTCGTGGCAGCGTGCCAGAGATGTAACAGCAAGAAGTCCGACAAGATGTTCCAAACCCTCGAGGAGGCACGTGCGTACCTTGAGTCAGTTCTTCACAAAGTTTAGACTTGCTCAACGAGCTATGAATCTCTATGGAGTTCCATACTTAGATTCTTCTCTAACCTATGGAGTATACCTATCGAGCTTACTAGGGTTGAGGTTGCGAGTAGTCACCGTTAGAGAAAAGTCTATAAGGAGGTGAAACATGAACGTCTTTCTGATAGCGGCACTCGTAAGTGCCATCTTTGCCTTCATCACAGAGGTGTCTGACGAGAAGGAAATCCTCCTGTCAGTAGCAGGATGGCTGATCCTCACACTGGCCTTCTATCTCGCCTCACTTCTGTTTGGATTTGCCGTCGGGGCGAAGCGACAGAACACTCCTTGATTTTGACAAGTGGTTGCTATAGAATAGATAGAGGAGGTGAACTCCATGGCCAAACCGAAGGGTCCAAAGAAGCCAAAACCTGTCAAGCAGCCGAAGGGATACTGATATGCCAGCACTAGCCACACCTTCGATCTATGCCAAGTTGGAGCGTATGGAGATCCAGGGACCAAAGGGTGTTGCTCGCATCTACTGGGTCTGTGGTAACTGCAGTGAGCACATCTACCGTACAGCCGAGGGAACTAAGACACCGGATGACTATAGGTACTGTCCGAACTGTGGTGCGAGGTTCGAGTGAAGACGAACGCCGAGATGGTTGCAGAGTTCCATCGAGCCTTTGGCGTCCCTAGTCTTGACAGGCCAGGCTTCCCCGACGGACGAGTATCTCTCCGAATCAACCTCATCACGGAGGAGTTCGTTGAGTTGCTTCTTGCTATCGGCCAACGTGATATCGTCGAGGTAGCAGATGCACTTGCTGACCTCCTCGTTGTCACGTACGGTACGGCACTCGAGTTTGGCATCCCAATCGATGAAGTGTTCGAAGAGGTGCATGACTCGAATATGTCAAAGCTTGACGAGAATGGCAAGCCCATCTACCGTGAGGACGGCAAAGTCCTCAAAGGACCCAATTGGCGCCCGCCAGACATTCGTCACATTCTGGAGGAAGAATGAACGGTTACGGCATTCCTGACTACGAACCAGCACCAGAGTGGGGACACTCTAGCTGGTTCCAGAGGTGGCGGTGTAAGCGTAAGGGTGGACACTTCGGTCCTATTGAGAGATTTGTCCTCATGGGCAACATGGACGTAAACTCTCTCGTGTGCTCGAATCCGAAGTGCCGTGCATACTTGGGTGACATTCCTATTCGACGAGTGGAGAAGCCTCTTGCGCCTCCTAGCCCTTGATCCTGGAGCTACCACTGGGTGGGCAATATTCACCAAGGGTGCAGTAGGTGAACGATATACTTCAGGACAAGTCGCACAAGACAAAGTCTGGGACCTCCTTCAAACGGCTAGGTGGGGACAGAACGGCCCTATCGACTTGACTATCATCTGCGAGTCGTTCCAACATCGTCAACTTCCGAAGGTCGATCTGTCTCCAGTCGAGGTGATCGGTGTCGTCAAGGAGTGGGCTAGGCAGAACAAAGTCGAGATCGTCTGGCAGACACCGGCTCAGGGGAAGGCATTCTGGGACGACAACCGACTCGCCAAACTTGACTTACTGAGGAAGCCCAAGACGAACTGGCGACACGCGAACGATGCAATGAGACACATACTCTGGTACCTTGGCTTCGGCAAGGGAGTACGCATCGGCGAAGCCGGAAACCTACTTCCAAAGAAGGGAGCGTGATAGAACACAGACCAAACCGCAGTTGCCGTGGCCTCAAGTCGAGGCCCAACGACGAAGCGGAGGTGCAGAATGCAACCGATTTTGCCACGGTGGTTGCTTGTGGTGTTAGCGTTCCTGTTGTTGGGGTTCGCATTCATAGCAGCAGCGAGCAACGCAAGTGCAGGAGGGTGGAACAAAGAGTGTCGGGGTTACTCACCAGCCAAGACGGTTCGTTGCATAGCAGCGAAGCAAGACCCGCCTGGCGGAGTCGCAGAGGCTCTCAGCGTTTGGCATTGCGAGAGCAACTTCGGTGTCGAGCCCTCGCATTCCGATTCATATCACGGTCCCTTCCAGTATCTCAGGACTACATACGCGAACCAGAGAACATCGATGCCGGACATCGATCGCTGGTACGGACTATCGGTGTTTGTTCACAACTGGAGGTCGAACATCATCACGGCTGTCTCTTGGGCAGCTCGTCATGGATGGGGACCTTGGGGATGTGCATAGGAGGTGAAGAGTGAAAGTTTACCGCGCAGGACGCAAGGGAACTAAGTTCTCTGAGTTTGGTCCTCTGAAGGAAGCCCGTGTCGACTTTGTCGATCGTATCAAGGGCAAGGGACCGTACAAGTGGAAGAAGAAGAACGCTCCGATCACCGACTGGTCTCGAGAGATGGGCCAGCCAGCCTTGATGAAGAACTTTGACCGTGAAGTTCCTCTAATGGGTGAGGACAACGCCTTCTGGTGTAAAGTGGTCTCCACAGGGGCCATCTTCGTCCTCGACATTGGTGAGGCACACATCGTTGTACCCCCACCTCCATCTGGCATCTCTAAGTCGATCGCCAAAGCGCACAGGCTGACCTTCAAGGAAGCTGAACTTATCCAACTCGAGGACGGTATCTCACGGCGTATCATTACGATGGGGTACACCGTTTGCAAGCTTATCTCCGGGACACGAGTTCCTTCTCAACACTGTCCCGGTCCACCTTCACCAACTGGTGGCAATGCTATGGACTGGGTGGTCCAGAAGCAGGTCAGCGGCACGTGGGGCGTTGACATCGCCGGGACAGATCGAGTTGTCAAGAAGCTGAACAATAGCGGCTTCCCGGAAGTGCTCTGGCGAGGAGTTGCAAGCCACTATCCCAACCACGCACACACGTCAGGCAACCCAAAGAGGAGTGGGTGGCCAGCCTGCCTGTGAGCTGATAAGTATAGGGACCGGGCAAGCCCCTGAGAGGGAAGGAGGTAACACCCGGTCCCTATACACCTTGAAGCTATTCGGCTACCTTGCCGTTCTCCAGCGCCTTCGCCTTCTCATGCTTCATAGACGCTCCTGCACTGAGATTGTCGAACAGCTCATGGGCGAACCCAGCTGCTCCTCCGGCAAGCACACCAGTGAGCACCTGTCCTGCAACGCCCGTCAAACGGGACGACTCACCAGCTAATGCAGGTACCAGTGCGAGGATCGCTGCACTGAGGTCGATCCCCCAGCCGACGCAGTAGATGATACCGATCAGGAACGCTGCAACGTTCCAGGTCGCAGGCGGCAACGAGTCATCCCTGTCAATCACGTTCCTAACCAGATCAACTGACTTCGTGACGACTGCACCTAGTGCTAGAACTGCTGCAAGCACTGCTGCAAAGTCCATGTTTCACCTCCCTTCAGTTCCCGGTTGAGCCCAAAACCTGGACTCCAAGTAAGACCAAACTAATTGCAAAGCTTAGTCCTGCTGCAATGAGGACATACTTGATCTGCTTCCGTTGAGACTCAATCTTCTCAGAGTTCTGCTGACGCAACGTGTCAAGTGCAGTTTGACGAACTGCTTCTGTCTTCAGTGAGTCTACGTCAGATACTAGGCTCTTGAAGGTCTCAGAGGTAATCCCATCCGACTTCAAAGTTTCAACATCCGACTTGAGAGTCTTCAGGCTCTCGTCCAACCGAGAGGCGAACGGTGCACCACCACTCTCCAGTCTATCGAGTCGATCCGCAATGACCTTATTACGCTCGTCGACGTTGTTTGCCGCTTCAGCCACTCTGCTTTCAAGCGTCTCACGAGCGAACGTCAGCAGTTGCTGTTCGGATATATGCTGCTCGTCATGACTCTCGTGTTCAGCATCGTGAGCACGTCGGCGTTCACGGAGCACGGTAAGGAAGAAGTCCTTGTCAGTAGTGTACCCTAGCGGAGCCCTCCGATCTCCGCCGGGGGATTGATCATGCTCGTGCCCGTTTCCGTCCTCGTGCGTCACCTTCCCTACTCCTCCTTCTTCAACTTCAGCTTGTCTGCTATCTTCAACTTCAGTAGCTCTTTGTTCTGATTGATCTTTTCTTGCTTCTCCTTCTCTTCCTTCTCCCGTTTCACCTTCTCTTTGGCCATCTCAGCGGGGTCGTCAGGACGATGACCAACCTTCTTCAGGTGCTCCTTGAACAGTGCCTCTTGTGAACCTATTGGGTCGATAGCCACGACAGTTCCTCGATTGTCCGTTTCGATATCGAGATCGTGTTCAAGAAGGAGGTTCTCTAGCTGGTCTCTCGCCTCATCCGGGATGGTCATATCCTCAGGGATGTAGGCGATGCCAAAGTACCTCAGTGCTTCTCGCGCTGACATGAAGTCTGTCATTCCCTGAACGCCTCTTGGAGCTTCGCCTCAGTTTGGTTCAGTGCGTTCGTACGAGTTGCAGGAGTTATCGTGTCTAGCCATGCCCGATAGAAATCCCGAGCCGCAGTCTCTATTGCAAGAAGTCGGGGCTCGGCCCTCTCAGCCCGATCCCTCCAGTACTGCATCTCTAACCTCAATTCGTCTGCACTCATCTCCCTCTCCTAGGTCTTGATGATGAAGTGCACTCGAAGGTGCCCGTGCTGCTTGTGCCCACTCGGTGCCCCAGATTCGTCGATGGTAATAGGACTGCCTCCGGTATCCGTAGGTCCAGCATCCCACGATGTACCATCGAACCTCGAGCCACCTGTAAGCGAGTCCTGGTAGATAGATGCAAAGTCTGCGTGTTCGACAAAGGTGTCCTCGTGGTTGACATGAGCTGTCTGTCCGAACCCTCCAGTGAACGGTGATCCAGGGCTCCTACGTGAACCCTGAGTAATGCCATGCGAGTGATCACCTCCATTGTTAGTGAAGCCGTTGACAAAGTGATTATGGCCAGGGCCAGCAGCATTGTTGGCTCCTGTGGCTCGTGTGACGGTATCGCTAGCCGGGTTGGTATTTACGCTGAAAAAGTGATCATGAGGCGTCGCGTTGCCTTCACTGCCTCCACCACCGTCGTCAGAATGGTCTTTGCGCCTTCTCTTGTGATGGTGCTTGTGTCTATGACCCTGATGCGAACCATGACCATCCTGACGCTCACCTTCGACCTGGTTCTCGTTCTCCCCAAGGCTCTGACCAGCCCCTACTCCTCGGGGGTGCCGACGTCTAAAGTCTGGGACGGCGAAGTTCACTCCGCTCCCACCGTACGTATAACCAATCTCAGCGAACAGAGCAGGATACAATGACGTTGCATAGAGTGTTCCATTAGCTCGAAGCCATCCTGTAGGAGTGTTCGGGCCGGCGTGCTTCTTGATCGTGCCTGGAGTATCCGCATCGAACTCATCGCCCTCAACACCATTCAGAAGCTGACCAGAAGCACTTGGCTGCCACGGGCCCCTGTCGCCCTCACCATCCACAGTCCTGAGGCGAATGAAATGGTTCACATCCCAGTCAGTCCTCGGAACCAGGTATCTGTAGACTCCATGACCGGCAGACTTCATATGCTTCTCGGTGATGGTGCTGAACGCGCTGCTCTTGGCGATCTGAAGCTCGATCTTCTTGATGTCATTATTGATGTCGGTAGCATCCTCAGGTGCCTCCCAGACAACACCACGACGCTTCTTGAGGTCGATATACCTCATGATGGTCACTTGCGGAGGAGTGTCTGAGGCGATGCTCACGCCAGATGTTGAAGGGAACCAAGTAGTCCAGTCTCCCCTTCGGTTCCAGCGGTCGACTGATCTCATCTTGACACGGTACTTATGACGACGGTGGACACGGCGGAATGTGAACTTACCGGTAGTCGGCCCATCGTCTTCATCGCTGTCCACGTCCTCAATGGTTCCCTTGTCGAGCAACCGCCAGGCCCCTGTTCCTCCGATCTGTATCTGAGCCTTCCAGATATAGCGAGCCATGTCATCTTCTTTGTCACCACCTGGTACATCCCAGTTCTGAACGTTGTTGAATTGGACACGAGCTTCGTACTTTGTCTCCCTGGCACCGTTGTCCTTGAAGAACGACAGGTCTGTGATGACAGGTGCTGGAGGCTTTGGCAGTGCCTCCTGGAAAGGCAAGACAGGATCTGTCCAAGCGGTCCAATCAGACTTCCTGTGGTGCTTGTCTTGGATACGTGCCCTACCCTGAACATACCATTGCTTTGGCTTGGGTAGGTCCTTCCAGGCGACATGTGGCTCATCATTGTCGGAGTCGAACACTTCTTTGGCGTCTATGCGTTTTGTATGAATCACCACCTTACTAGGTGGGTGCTCCGTGTCAAAGTCGTACTCCTGAGGTACACCTGCACCGTTGACAAACCTCATCTGGAAGATGTACTTATCGATGTCAGCCTGACAGGTGTTAGGAGTGAGAGGGTCACACCTCAGGATCGCCCTGAACTCAAGACGAGTCTTGACCTCGTGCACTCGGATCATAACATGCATGTTGACGGGGGGTAGAGGCTTCTCATCAGGGTCATACGGCTTCGTTCGATCGAACTTGGACGAGTCCCTGCCAATCTTTCCTAGCGTCTTCTGCAGCCCTGGGGGCTGGTATTCTGACCCTACAACGGTTGTGCTCATGGTGCTGTCCTTTCGTCGAAGTGAATCGTTGAGACCTCAACTCCTGTCTGGTCTAGATGCACCTCATACGCAGAGATGCGGAACGTTCCACTGATATTGAAGTATCCTGCACTTGCAAGTAGCGGGAACCTATCGCCAACACTGTATGTTCCAACTACGGGTGTGGCACCTACAACGGCAAGACTGATCTGTGGCTGTCGAGTCGACTTCTTGTGTTGGTTCAAGAATCGTGTTGTCTTCTGTACCATAGTGTTGTAGTGTTTGATGTCACCGAACTCCTCAGCAGTCTGTCGCAGACCGTAGTCTGCTAGTGCAGTGGCATCAGAAACAACGGCAATGCAGGTAGCCTTACCTTCGCCCCCACCTATACCGTGCACTTCAGAAGCCACTTCACTTGCGTCACGCAGCTGCTGGATAGTGTTCATATTGGTATCTAGTTGAAGAGTAGTACCTGAGAGAACTCCACGTCGGGGATAGTACATATGGAACACCTTGTTAGGAGCGATGTCGAAGTCAAAGCCGCCGTTCATCTCAGCTATCTCTCGGATAACTTCACCGATGACTCGGCGTTCCCAGTATCTGTACTTGAGTGTTCGAGTCACACCTGAGTTTGCTTCCGGTCCGCGTGTGATACCAAGATTACCTTCTGTCTTGTTCTGAGTGAAGTTGATTAGCTCCCAGGCGACGTTCATCTGCTCTTGATCGCTAAACTGCTTATCCTCATCGATCAGGCGGTGGTCCAGCATGCTAGCCCAGCCACTACACGATAGCCGAACCATCATGTCGCTAGTAGACCCCTCTGCTGACCAGAGGTAGCCTGCCCACACTAGCACCCCGTCTCGCCTAATGTAGACTTCTCTTTCCCCCTCGGTAAAGTTGGCAACTGTAGCTTCAGGCCTCCACGCATCGATCATTATCTCAGCCCAGTTCGGCCCGTCGATTGTGAACCCGTACTGTAGGTCGTCAAACGGTACACTTGCTATGACGGTAGCTCCTCCATTCACAGTCAGTTGTGTCAACTCTACCTCGTAGAGGGGAACGCCAACGATTGGCGGCTGTGGCTTTTGTGGAATAATGGCGAAAGCAAAGTCTGTTTCTGTAGCCATGCTGACGAACTTGCCCTTCTTGCCAAGTATGCTGAAGGCTGTGTTTGTCTCAGTTACAAGACCGATTGCCTTTGTTCGCATAGGAACGATCGGAAATGCTGTGTCCGTTTCAGTAACAAGTTTGATGCCTGGAAATGATGTCGCTTCGTTCGTCTCAGTCGCTAGACCTAAGACGACGGTGTGGCCAGGTGCAACAGAGAAGGCCGTGTTTGTTTCTGTAGCCATTCCCAACAAGACAATAGTGGCGGTTGTTGTCTTAGGGCCAGGATGGATGAAGATTGCCTGCTTTCGTTTGGCTCGTCCTAGGCGTGCCATCTTACCACCTTGAAGCTCTGTGGAGAGCCTTCGGCTTTACTACGTGGATGGTGGGAGGTTTGACTTCGTAGAAAGACATGTAGGCAGAACCTACAAAGGCTCCGACCGGATTTGCACGGTTGATGATGTCGCCTGTACTTCCGATGACGGCTTCGAAGATTTTATACGCAACTGTTAGTACCAGATCGCTTCCTGCTGTGTTTCGCCATTGTGTCACAGAACCAGGATTTATCCAACCTGCGGATTGAAGGGAAAACGTATGCAGAACGTCCCGGTGCCATTCTGTAAGAGCAACAGTTTGATATCTTCGAGTGGTCTGGGTAGGGAAGGGACAGTCACCGTTTACATCATCGTCAATGAAGGTGAAGATCTGATCTTCAGCTGCCCACTCTAGTGACTGAAATGAGGGACGGAAAACAAACATGGCACCTGTGATGGCATCTGCCGAGCCACGATTTGAATCAAGTAGAAGATCCGATGACGAAGGCATAAAGAACGTCTGAGAGCTGCCAGGGGCAAAACTGATTGCGTCAATAAAGTGCTCTTCGCTTGTAGCCGGTGCGTTTACGATAGCCCTCACAGAAGCGTATCGTGCCTCAGTGGGTGCTATAGCTGTAATGAAGGCCTTTGTGTAACTGCCCGACACATCAGTAACACTGCTGCCGAGATCAAGAGTTAGGAAGTTTCCGTTGGCATCAAACCACGCAATTGAGGCGAAACAAGTACGGCTTGTCACCGCAGTACGAAAGTGGATGATTCCAGTGTATGTACGACCCGCCTTGACTCGGAGGCCCGATAACCCCTCGGACGTAGCCGCATCCATTTCAGCTTCGACACCGCTCGTACAGGTCAGGCGAAGTACGTTCGCTCCATTCACCGCGAGGCCATCTGCGACTCTCGCAATGGTAGAGTTGAACTGTGCAATCCAACCAGTTGTGTCAGTCTCAAGGCTGGCTTGATTCGCAGTGAGCCACTGTCCACGCCATGTCCCATCGAAGGTACATGCCCAGCGCTGCAGTGTACATCCGGAGCCTAAAACCTGACCTCCGATAGCATCCCATTCCTGACCACCTCCATTTTCAATTGCCCAGTTGACAAGGCCGGTCCCTTCTCGGAAGAGACCCATCGTCATAACGAGGTCACCAGCGAGCATCGATGCAGGAGGAGTCAGGGTAACGGTTTCTGCACTTAGTGAACCATTATCTGCAGGGTTCACTGTGAGACCGAAGAACGACGTTGCTCCTGTCGGTGGGGGCGGTGGTGGTACGGTTCCTGCGACCGTCCAATCGACATACTTGATTGTGCCGCTGCCTTCACCGCCGCCACCATCGTTGATGAAGACGGCCATGACGAGTGCACCGCCGTTAGCAACCGAGTGCTGGAACACATTGCTAATGATCGCATCGACCGACACTACTGCATCGAACTTCTGCACGTCAGTTCCGTATGCTGCGCCGTCCTGACTTATGTCGTACCACAAGTTGAGGTTTGTGAGGTCGGAGTAGGCGGCATGGATGTCAACATCCCAGACAGCGATGGTCGCGGTCGGAGCGCCCGACCCCGCTCGGTTGTTCGGAATACTGACACCTGAGATCTG